GGCGGGCGCTGCAGCGCGGGGAGGCGCTGCCGCTGGCCGCGATCAAGGCGCTCTACGAGATGCTGCCCAAGCAGGGCGATGCTGCGGCGGTGAAGCGGGGATCGACCAAGCTCCTCGAGGCGCTCAGCCCGATGGAGAGCTACGACTACGACTATTTGGTGTCAGCCGTGGGCCTGATCGCCCCACAGCAGCTCGACGCGCTTCGGGTCTTGAACCTCGGGGAGACCGAGGCGGAGTACATCCGGGGCCTCGAGCGCCGGGGCGAGGACATCTCGGGCGAACCCCGGATCACCGTGTCCACGGGGCATGCGGCCAAGGGTGGGGAGGAGGACAACGTCGCAGTCGATCTGTCGTCCACCAAGGACTGCGTCAACACCGCCTTCCCCGACGACGAACACCGTCTGGCCTATGTCATGGGCAGCCGGGCAAAGAAACACCTGTGCTTCGTGCACACAGACAAGGACTACCGCTATGTCGTCTGACCATAAAAGAATCGAAATCTTGAAGCGCGCAGCCGAGGTGACGGGTGGCGAACGTCAGGACTCCTACGGCCCGGTTGAACAAAATCTGTCCAACATCGCAGAGTTCTGGGCGCTATACCTGAGCCAGAGGAACGAGCTTCAAGTGACGATCACTTCCGAGGACGTGGCGTGGATGATGGTCTTGCTCAAGGCCGCCCGCTCCCTGAACGGGGGCTATCACGAAGACAACTATGTGGACGCGGCTGCCTACGCCGCCATCGCCGGGGAATGCGCCTGTGAGTAAAGACCGCTTCGACGTCAGCACGGACGACTTCCTGCTGAAGATGGACCTGTCCAACCCGGACGTCGAGTGGTTCATGCCCTCCGAGTTTCCAGACCTGACGAACAACAGGACGATGGCCATCGACCTCGAAACGCGGGACCCTAACCTGACCACCATGGGTCCGGGCTGGGCAACCAAGCATGGCGAGATCATCGGTATCGCCATCGCGGCCGGGGACTTCTCCGGCTACTTCCCCATCGCCCACGCCAAGGGTCCGAACCTTGACAGGAAGGTGGTGTTCCGCTGGCTGCAGAAGCAGCTTGCGACGCCGCACATCACCAAGATCATGCACAACGCCAGCTACGACTTGGGCTGGCTCATGGCTTCGGGGATCACGGTCCAAGGTCCGGTGATCGATACCATGCTGGTCGCCCCGCTCTTGGACGAGAACCGCCTGTCCTACCGCCTTGACCTCTTGGGCAAGGACTATCTGGGCATGCGCAAGGACGAGAAGGTCCTGAAGAGTGCAGCCGCAGAGTGGGGCATCGATCCGAAGGCCGAGATGTGGAAGCTCCCGGCCCGCTACGTGGGCGTCTACGCCGAGCAGGATGCGGTGCTGACGCTCAAGCTGTGGGAGCGGCTGAAGCCCCAGCTCGAGGACCAGAGCCTGCTGTCCGTCTGCGATCTGGAGCACCGTGTGCTCCCGGCCGTCATCGACATGCGAATGCGCGGGGTCCGCGTCGATCTGGACAAGGCCGAGATCGCCAAGAAGGAGCTGCGCAAGAAGGCCGACGAGCTGGCCGCGTGGATCGCCAAAGAGTCCGGGGTCAAGGTTGACCCATGGGCAGCCGCATCGGTGCAGAAGATGTTCGATGCCCTCGGCCTACCCTACCCAAGGACCGAGGCCGGAGCGCCGTCGTTCACCAAGCAGTTCCTGCAGGCCATGGACCACCCGGTGGCCAAGGCCCTCGTCAACCTGCGCGAGATGGACAAGGCTGACAGCACGTTCATCGACTCGATCCTGCGCTACCAGAGCAACGGCCGCATCCACTGCGAAATGCACCAGCTCCGCTCCGACGACGGCGGCACTGTGACCGGGCGCTTCAGCAGCTCGAACCCAAACCTGCAGCAGATACCTTCGAGAGACCCCTACATCAAAGGATTAATCCGGGGACTTTTTGTCCCGGAGGATGGATGCAAGTGGGGGTCGTTCGACTACTCTTCCCAAGAACCGCGGCTCTTGGTGCACTTCGCAGCCAGCCACCCAGAGACGGAGCGCGATCCTTTGGTCCTGTCCATTGTGGACGAGTACAACAGGGGCGACGCCGACCTGCACCAGATGGTGGCCGACATGGCGGGCATCAGCCGGAAGTCCGCCAAGACCATCAATCTCGGCATCATGTACGGCATGGGCGTGGGCAAGCTTGCCAACCAGCTCGGGCTGACCGACGTGCAGGCCAAGGCCCTGATGGCCGAGTACCAAGACAAGGTGCCCTTCGTGAAGAAGCTGGCCACGCTGGCCTCGACGCGGGCAGATCGGGAGGGCAAGATTCGCACAATCGGCGGCCGCCTGTGCCGCTTTGATCTTTGGGAACCCGCCAGCTTCGGCTACAATAAGCCCATGAAGTACGACGACGCGCAGCGTGAGTACGGTGGGATGGGTCGCCTGAGACGGGCGTTTACCTACAAGGCCCTGAACCGTGTGATCCAAGGATCGGCTGCCGATCAGAACAAACTCGCCATGGCGCAGTGCTACGAGGAGGGTCTGGTCCCGCTCCTCACGGTGCATGACGAATTGTGCTTCAACGTGGAGACCGACGAGCAGGCTGCCCGGATCACCAAGATCATGGAAGAAGGGCTGTCCCTCAAGGTCCCCAGCAAAGTGGATCAAGAACTCGGCAACAATTGGGGAGAGGCCGGATGAACGAGCAGGAAATAAAGTGCATTGGTTTCAAGGACATGGACCCCATGCAGATCGCGGCGCTGACGAGGGTGATGGCGCATGCCCTCAACCTTGCCGACGCCTACAGCGCGGATGCTTTCGAAGAAGTCTTCGGGGACATCGACGAGATGGTGCAGCTGTTCGGGGCTCACGGGTTGACCGTGGAGGTCAACCCGAAGTTTGACTACTGACCCGAGATACGCCGTGCAATTTCCATATTCGCCATCTGCGATGCGAGGTCACCTCCGAGAAGGCTCGGAGACAAGGAGGCCCTATTCGCCGGTGCTGTCGGCAGCTGTGGTGCCGACGGTGCTGGCATTGAATCGAAGGCGGGGGGCGGCAGTGCCGCCCCTTGTGTAGACTGGCTCCCACCACCCGCGCCACCCGGCGTGATGAAGTCGGACGGGCTGGGCTCGATGAAGTCGGACGGGCTGGGTTCAATGAAGTCTTGGCCGCCCTCTTCCGGAGACGGGGGTCTCAACTTTTCACGGGTCCGGGCACGAGACGCCTTGATGAAATCCCGAAAGGGGATTTGAGCCGATGGAGTTACTCGGTTCAGCTTCTCCGCGCGTTCCACCATACGGATTTCGTTAAGCAGCTCTTCGGTGATGTTTCCCGGATAGAACTCCCCGCGCATGATACTCCCAACCTCGTTGGTTCCGATGTTGGCCTCCTTAGCAAGCTGCCTGCGGATGCTTTGCTCGGAAAGACCCAAGGCCCGAGCGTTCTGGATTCGGGCGTAAAGCGCGCCCTGCTCGCGGTACAGATTGTCAAGATACTGGTTCCAGCCCTGAACCATTTCCTCTGGCGTTCTGTCCGCGGCGCGAATTGTGGCAAGGGCTGCGGACTTTGCGTCTGTTCGTCGCGGGGAATACTCGCCGCCTGCGAACTGGAAGTCGCGACGGAGGTTCAACTCCATAGGTTTCAGGCCCGTAACGAGCTTTGCAAACTCAGCGGAGAGGTTCAAGTCTTTCCCCTGCCCGGTCGGCATTTCTATGACAGACCGCGTGATCGGGCCCGGGCGAATCTCTCCACCCCGAACCTCTACGAAGTCACGAATATACCCCGGGATGTATGGTGCGCTAACGTGGTTGATGGAGTTCATGACCTGCTCAAAAAGCGGAGCTGACTGGCGATACACAATGCTCCCGTTCTTTGTTTTGCCCCCTCGGGCAAAAGGCATGACGTCTAGCACACGCTCGATGGACATTGCTTCAGACGCGAAGGGGTCAGAGTATGCCATCACACTTGCCCAGACGGAGTCGGCAATGGCTGCTGCCTCGCTCTTCCCAAGACTTCCGGCTTCATTGTAGGCGCGCAACCCCGCAACAGCCGAGTCGGTCACGAACGCATACGGCATGACATAGCCGAGATCGACGTACTCGATCTTCCCCTGTTGGTCATTGCCAATGATGGCAAGATCATGCCCCGGCAAAAGCTTTTTGGTTTCGGCATGCAGCGCGTCAAGCTGCTCCTGTGATGTGTTGGTTGCCATCATGGAGCCACCGACCACGGACTTCGGGATGATGGCAGCGACAGCGGCATAGGCCATGAGGCGTTGCGCGCCGTGCTCTCTAATGGCGCGCTCGAACGCCTTAGCCTGCTCTTCACCAAGACGTCCGCGAGGAACGTCGGAGACTTTATAGGACATCTCCTTTAGGGCCCTGTCGAGGATGTTGACGGAGTTCCGAATGTTCTCGGAGGCGAAGGACGTGAACGCACCAATCACAGGAAGCTTGTCGAGCTCGCGAACAAACAGGCCAACCCGGTTTTGAATTGGGAACATGTCCTTGACCGCGTCGGCCGCCATGATCTCGATGCCGGACAATCCGGGGTTTGTAAGGCTAGACGTGCGCTTGCCAACCCCCTGTGCGACCAAGTCTTCAAGCAGGTCTGGAATGGGCTGATCCAACCCGGCCTTTGCGAATGCTTCCAGAAGCTTGTTCTGCTCGGAGATAACTCCCACACCCTTGAAGAAAGAGTCGACGCCAGAGAACGTCTTTTCAAAGAACTTCAGGAAGGGGACAAGGCTTTCCCCCTTGTCGATTATGTTGCGAAGTTTACCGGAGAACCGAAGGTCCGCCCCGGCGTCCTTGTATTCTTGCAGTGCCTTGATAACGAGGTTCGTCTCAGAGGTCCCGCTTAGGGCGATGACCCTTGCCATGCGCTCAAGGCCAGCGTCGTCCAAATCTTTAAGGTTGGCGGTAAAGACCTGATACACGTCAAAGACGTCGGTGGAACGTCCAAGGTTCGCGGTCCCGACAAGGGCGAGGGCGTTACCGATGCCCGAGCGCATCTGACTTGCGATGTTTGGAACAACGGTCATCTTCTGCGATAGGCCCTTCATCTGGGCCAAGATGGAAACAAACTCGTCCAGACCCGTAATGCCGATACGGGCAGGAGCGGAGAGAACCCGGTACGTTTCCGGTGAAACGTACAGCCCAGAGAGCTGCCCGTACTGACCGCCAAACGGATCGATTTTAGGGAGCTCGGTGTCTATAACCTCTTTGAGCATAGGGTCTGCTTCGCCGAGCCTGACATAGCCGCTCTGCTTGAGCTCGTTCGTGTACGTCTGTATCACCTTTTCCGGTTTGACCGCTCCGGAAAACTGCGGGGAGACCCCTGAGGTCGGGTCGGGGAGCGTTGTTGCAGCGCTCAGGCGCTGAGCCTCTTGGATAAAGGGGGACATATCAAAACCCGTCAGGTCTTGCCCCGGCTCAGGAACCTTGACGAAGAGCGGCTTCCCGCCCTCGCGGAGCACAGGGATGGCGTCCGCAAGGGTTGCGGTCATTCCAGAAGTGGCCATGTTCTGGTAGAAGCGAAGAGCCTCTGCCGTCTTGGACAGGTCCCCGATGGTCTTAATGAACAACTCACGCGGGTCATCGATCTCGCCAAGAAGCTGACGAAGAACCGGGGACTTATCGATCATAGGTTCCCGAGGCGTCAAAAGAGACCGGGTCATCTTAAAACGCGGCATCTCCATGGCAAACAAACCGCCCTTGGGGTTGACGGTTTCGGACTTGAGGCTCGAAAGTTTCTCCTTAATCGCGGCGCTCGGGTCCATGCCTGTGTTGATCTGACCGAGGCCAATCGCTTCGTTGACCTTGTACCGAGCGAGAGCTTGAACCTGCGGTGCCGAGGCGTTGCTCTGGTCTAGGTTTTTGGCAACCTCATCAACAGCGTTTTTGTATAGGGCGGCGTCCTTGCCCTTGAGGTCCAAGCCCTTGTAGTAGGTGATGGGGTCTTCATAAACCTTAAAGGCGCGCCGCAAAACGCCCTTCTGCTTGTCGGCATGCTCGGCCATGGTCTTCATGGCGGCTTCCAAAACCTGCCGACGCGCGCCCGGGGGAGCAAGGTCAACCTCGCGCTCGAGTGTGGTAAACAGGCGGTCCGTTTCACGCAGGGCTGCATCTTTGACGCGTTCTGCGGCGGCGTTTACTTTGGGGCCGTAGGACGAGAGGTCCGGACCAAAGCCCGTCAGGTATCGGATAATGTCCTTATCTGCCTGCTTCACGGCTCGACGACCTTTGACGGCGCGGGCGATGGGGCCACCAACCTCGGCCTTGACCGTGGCGGTGAACTCGTCGAATGCGGAGATGGCGGCCGAGTTGATGGCATCCTCGCGCGCAGTTACGTCCATGACCTCTTCAAAGACACGCGGGTCAGCTCCCCTCGCGGCAGTGAAGTAGCTCTCGGCCGTTCGCCCAACGGCTTCTGCCCCGGGAATTTTGCTCAACCCTTCTTTGGCTGCCTGAAAACCAGACCGGATGCCGCGCGCAGCAGCAGACGCCGCGTCCGTGCTTCCCACGTAGCCAACGCCTTTTCCAACCCCGACGAGCGCGGTGTCAAAAGCACCTGTGACAAGACCGCCCTCAATCCCGGAACGCAGCTTGTTTCTGATTCTCCGCAGCGCCTCTTCTCGTCCAGACAGCCCGGTGTCTTCCTCTGTCTCAAGCGGCCCGCCGAGGCTGAACGTGTCTGACAGTGTCGCGCGACCATCCGGGGTGAAGATGGTCTCAAACCCAGCCGCGGCAGCCGCGGTGGTTCCAATGAGTCCCTTCTTGGTTCCGAGGGCCGCCCTTCCAATAGACGAGGCCCCGAAGTTATCTGCCGTTCTGAGATAGCGGCTAGTGGCTGGGAGGAGGGTCTTCCCTGCGTTGACCGCCTTCGCTGCGGCGGAAGCTCTGCCAAGCCACCCCACGACCGGGACGAAACCGAGGCCGTACGAGATGACGTCCTCCGCGATCTGCCCTCCCACGGTTTGAGGTTTTACGTAGGACTTCAGGTATTCAAAGCCGTCAGTGACGGAGCGGGAAGTGCTGGTTCCAAACACCAAATCAAGGCCGGAGGACCCAAGTTCAGAAACCCCCTGAAGAAGAGACAGCGCGGCCGAAGGCACCGCTCGGCCAAACTCCTGCCCGGCGGTGATTCCGGTGTCTACCGCGCTTGCCAAAAAGGACTGGTCTTCCTCGGACCCCTGAGCAAAATCAGCCGGAGTGGGATCAATGAAGTCCGCCGGAGTGGGATCAATGAAGTCCGCCGTGGTGGGCTCGAGGAAGTCGCCCGGAGTGGGCTCGATGAGGTCTACCACTGTTAGCTCCCCGCATAGTTCTGGGCCACCCAAGAATTGTACCGCGCTTCAAACTCTTCGCCAGTCATTGCGACGTTTGGATTTTTAGCTTTAACCATGGCCGTGTACTGCTCAAGGGTTGGCGGAGTGCCAGTTCTTTGGGCTGCCGCAGGCGGTGGTTCCTCAGACGACGAAGCAGACCCGAACAGCTTAGCGGCGTTCTCGGCCCCGTAGAGCTCTACAACCTTGTCCCGAGCAACCTGCGTAGCGTAATCGTTCAGCTCCCCACCGCCTTCCGGAACGGCAAACACCCCGGCATCAAACACAGTGGTGTACATGGTGTCGAACGTGTCGCGCATGTCCTTGATGAGCTTGCCTTCGGCCTCCGTCTCAGCTTTAGCCCCTGCTTCTCTGGCCGCCTGCTCCGCAGCACGGACCTCCAGAGCCTTGAGCTGCAAGGCCCGAGCATCGCCAGCCCGGCGCTCTTCGGTCGCTCGCGCGCCCTCCATGCCGACAAGCAACCCCTTGGCAATGTTCTCTGTGGCACGTGCGGAGGTCCCGGCCGCAATCGCCGCACCGATGATGCCGCGGTTGAGCTGGTCAATGTTCTTTTCGTAGGCCGACGAATCGCCAGTCATTTCTTCTAGGGTCTTGGCAAGGTCGAACCGCAGGTCACCCGTGGGTTCTTCGACCGCTGTTTTCACGATCTCGTCGGCAACCTCTTCCGGCGGAGCCGTGTCGAGTTTCGCTCCAATCCGTTCCACAAACGCGTCCACGCCAATTGCATTCACCTTTGGCGGCACAACGACAGTACCAGCGGTCGCCCCGATATCGACAGGCTCAGCCGACCGGACGGTCGAAGGCCCGATGCCTATGGCACGAGCAGGGTTCGGCCGGGCTGCCGGAGCGGGAGGAGCGGCCGGGTCTTCAGAGGCCTCTGCGGAACCCATCGTCGGGGCGAGGTTGATCAGGCCGCCGAGGAAAAACCCCGGGGGCTGCGCAGGCTGCATCTGCAGCGACTGCGGCATCTGCGGCGGCATGTAGGCGGGCTCTGCAATCGCGGGCTGGATCGGCTGCTGCGGCATCATCGACTGCGGCTGCATCATCCCCATCCCGTCGTCCATGGGTTGCTGCATCCCCATGTCCATGGGTTGCTGCGGCATCGGCTGCTGCATGCCCATCCCCATGTCCATGGGTCGCTGCGGCTGCATCATAGGCTGCTGCGGCTGCATAACAGGAGGGGCAGGCATCCCCATAGGCTGCTGCGGCATGGACATAGGCCCAAGGTCCGCGGGCCGCGGAGCCTGCATCGCCGTCATCAGGGCCTCGCGCATCAGCTCCTCGGAGCTGGACATGATGCCGCCCATCTTGCGGAGCTCGTCCCGAGCGCCGCTTTGACGGAAGAGCTTGCGGTTGTAGACACCGGACATATTAGGCTCCGCTTGGGTTCATGAGGCTGCCAAGAATGCCTTGGCCGCCGCCGTACTTGTTTCCGTATGCACCGAGCGCCATCCCTGTCCCGAGGATCGAGGACACCGGGCTGGGGGTCGGGGCGCTGGTGACGGCCAGAGTTGACGCCGACGACGGGACTCCGCGGAAAATGTCGGACATGAAGGAGAAGCGCTGGAACGGTTCGTAGGCCGACTCGATAGCCCCGGCCCGCTGCACGTCGTACTCCGACTGGCGCTGCCCCTGCTCGAGCGCGCCCATGTTGAACAGGGCGTTGACGTCCCGCTGACCGAGGCCCTGAGCGGCTTCGCCCAGAGCAGCCTGAGCCGTGCCCAGACCTTGGAAGATCGAGGCGGCGTTTTGACCACGCTGCATCTGGTTCTCGAACACGCTCTGAGCCTGCTGCTGCGCGCCCGTGTAGGCGGCCGAGCGCAGTTGCGCACCGGTGCGGGCCATCTGGTCGGCCGTGTTGCGCTGCAGCTCCTGCTCGGCGACAGCCTGACGGGAGCCACCAAAGGCTCCGGACTGTACTGCCTGCGCCCCGATGCGGTCGCGCTCGATGTCGCCCTGACGTGCAATGTCCCGCTCGGCTGAGCCGATAACCTGCTCGACGAAGGGGTCGTAGAAGGACCTGTAGGACTGCGGGTCGTAGGCCCCCGTTGTCCCGCCCAGTGCGGCAACGCCCTGCCCCATAGTCTGCGTCCCTGCCTGCAGGTATGGGGCGTAGGCACCGATACCCTCAGTGGCCATCCTTGCCGCGCGTTCCTGAGACGGCGTGAACGGCATGATCTCGGGCCGAGGAACGCCGCCCTCGACCTTCTGGATCGGCTGGCCGCGAATGTCGAGGCGTGGGCTGCCGTCGGCGTTGAGCTCGTAGAGCGGGTTCCCCTGCGCGTCCGTAACGGGCCTGCCGTAAAGAGGCGAGACCGCGGCGATGCCTGACGGCTGCCCGGTTGCTGGGTCCACGTTGTAGATGTTGGCAAGAAGGTCTTTTAGAAACCGTTCCTGATACTCAGGAAGAAGAGAGATAGTCTCTTGGCGGACTGTTTGATCGGCCATTATGCCCTCCGCTCAAAGCGCTGCATCATGCGGTACATTTCCGCTGCGCCCTTGGCGCGGTCGCCATTGCCTGCACCACGAACCGCGCGGTTCGTCATGACAAACTCCCCGTCCGAGAGCCGAGCTTCTTGGACAGGCTTGCCGTTCTGGTAGATGCGGGAGGGGATCGAGTCGCTGGTCCCGGTTCCCGGACCTTGGACCATGCCGCCCTTGGCGTAGTTGGAGCCGTAGCGGTAGTCAAAGGTCGGGGTCCCACGGTAGTCTGGAAGACGTTCACCCGTCTCAAGTTGGCGCTGCTGCTCGGGGGTTGTGATGGTCACGTTCTTGGGCTCGGTCGCCTTCAGGATCGCGGCAAGCATCAGAGGATTGTCAAAGGCCTGAAGCAGGCCGCCAAGGCCCTGAGACTTCTTGGCCCCGGTGGCCGCAGCTGCGGCCGAGGGCGTCCCACCGAGGCCCGGCAGCAGGCCGCCCAGAAGGTTCCCGCCACCTTTCCCGCCACCGCTGAAGGCGTCGAACACAGCAGAACCAGCCGCCTGCGAGGAGCCACCTCCGCCAAGAAGGTCGGCCACGATGCCAGCCTTCCCGCCGAGACCGCCCGTGACGAGCGATCCGATGCCCGTCTTGAAGGCGTCCGAGATGCTGCCACCGCCGAACAGTGTGCCGAGACCACCGCCGAGCGCTGCGCCTGCCGGGCCGCCAGCCACAAGGCCAACAAGACTTCCGATTGTAGAGAGAAGGCTCATGTGATTACCACCGTGACTGTGCCGAGGACCGAGGTTCCAGATACCCCTGCCACGTGCGGCGTGTTTTCTTGCGTGATCTTAACAAAACCGTCGTGCTGGAACAAGGCTCCAGTCGGCAGGCCCTGATCGTTGGTCGGAAGATTCGTCAGGCGCAGCGTCGTGAAGATCGCGTCACCGGGGTTGTTGACCTGCTGGACAAAAACGGCAAAGGCGCGGATGACCTGCGCCATGTATTGACGATTATATTCTTCCGGAGGAGTCGGGAAAAATGGGGCTGGTGCGGATGAGGGCACGGCTACCTCCGCCCGTCAGTTCGGACATCGAGCCTCGGGTCGCCCAGCCGCCACGCAGTGTTCAGCTGATTCGACTCTATCCGCAAGGACATAGACCTGCCACGAAGGCGCGTGAACAACTGGTTTGTAAACTGCTCTACCGGATGGGAGGCCGTCTTCGTTACGGCCTCGTCGTCCGAGGCAAAGTACGCCCCGCCCGGGAAGTTCCGAGCCTTGATCGTGAGTGTAGCTGTCGGCGACGCGTTGGTCGAATTGCGGAAGGTCAGGTCAGGGATAATCCGCGTGGCAAACATGAACTGGTCGCCGTCGCCAATGTCCACGACGCTCGACTCGATGTACGCGTCCAGCGGCACCGCCGGGCTGACGCTGCCGTCGTTCAGTCCGCTCTCTTGATAGTAGACGTAACCGTCTGGGGACACGGCCAGCGGGAACGGAAAAACGTTCCTGTCGGCCCATGCAGTACGAGGCATGCGGCCGTAGTACCACACACGCTGCTCGTAGTTGTAGACGACGTAGCTGTCGTTCTCTTGGCTGTTGCTGCTCGGGTAGAGCCACCAGACCTCCGAGAAGGCACTGGCGTGACCAGCGTATACCTTGAGCTGCTGGTCAATGTTCATGCCTGAAAAGACATACTCTTTCACGTCGCATGGGATTTGGGTCACAGCGCCGTCATAGAGGTAGAACTCCCCACGACCCATCCAGAACACAAGGTCTCCGACAGCCACCATCGAGTTTGGACTGACGATGGACGTGGCCGACGAAACCTCCTGAATCCCGAATGTGAACGGAGGCCCAATAAATTGCATCGCGTGGACTGACGCATCAGTAAATACGACAACCTGCTGCTTCGTCTGGATGGCCCCGACGATGGTTGAGCCTGTGCCGAGTCGAAGCTCCCCCGCAGTCGTCGTCGCCATGGTTCGCCATTCTGTAGCGCTCTCCTGATCGGAGAAGCGGATGGTCAGAGGGTCTTGGACCCCGGGAGTGCTTTCCGGATCACAACCAAAGGCTATGATGTGGCGATCCCGCTCCGAAACGACAACACTCTTTGCCACTGTCGGCGCGGCCTGTGCGCCAGCGAGGTCGGCCAAGGCAACCGCCCGAGACGTGATGCCGCTGGACTTGTTCCAGTAGTAAAGGCCGCCGTCCTGCACGGACATGATGAGGTCTTCGCCGAAGTTGTCCTGAGACCAGATTCGAAGCTGCGTGAACGAGGTAGTGATTGGAGTTCCTGAGCCCCACGTTCCGCGGGACCATGTACCCGCACCCCAGCCCGTACCGACAACACCCGTGTTGAGACCGGTGTTGATCTGGTATGCGCCAACCACTGCCGCACCTCCGTCCCCTATGTCGGAGGCGTTGGCCGTGACGCTGAGCGTGATCGTATAGCTGTTGGCGTTTATGACGCTTGTGATCTGGTACTCTTTGTTGAGCACGGTTGCGGTGACGTTGCCGCCAAGGCTGGCCGCGCCCGAGAAGGTCACGAAGTCATTGGCCACCGCACCGTGTGCTGTGTCAGTCACGACCAAAGTAGACGAGCCCGTGGTGGCTGCGAATGTAACGGCACCGGCTGTCGTTGTTGCTCGGATGGGGGTGACGTCAAAAGGACTACCACCTTGAAGGATGTAGTACTTCAGGTTTGTGCCGCACCCGACAAGGTTCGTCCCGTCAAGAGCGATCCACGGCAGAAGAGACCGCCCAGTACCAAGGAGCGCGGTCCGAGTGTACCGCTGCCACCCACCAATGCTCTCGGGCTTCCCCGCTCGGAAACGCACGAGATTGCAGTCCCACCACCCACCCTCGTTGCCGTAGGCGGTGGTCTCGCGGTTGATGCCGGGGCGGAATACGAGCTTGGTAAGGGGCATGACGGTCTCCTGTTGCCGGAGATATTACATCAACCGAGCAGCTTCGCCAATGTCTTCGGCCCAGCCACGCCGTCGGCAACGAGACCGTTCTTGCCCTGCCACTCCTTCACCACGTTCGAAGTCCAAAACCCATAGATACCGTCAGCAGGCTCGATGCCCAGCTTCTCCTGAAGCTGCTTCACCAATGCGCCAGTGCTTCCTCGTTTCAGGGTTTCGTTCCCAACAGTTGCGGGGGCCGAGGGCCGAGTTGCGGGGGCCGCGGCCTTTGGTGCCGGAGCCGATACCTTCCCGCCCAGCGCCGCCATGGCCTTAGCGTAGCGCGCCTTGCGGTCGGCTAAGCCAATGTCGCCACCGTTGATGATCTTGGTCAGCTTCACCACGTCGCCCGTGTCGGCCACGTCGTTCAGATTGCGGCTGCCCCAGAACCACAGTGCGCTCTCAAGTGCGCCCTTCTTGGTCAGCAGGTAGGCGGCGGCTTCCTCGGCGGTCATGCCCACGGTCTTTCCAAAGGCCGTCGTATTCGCACGGCCAGTGACTTGCTTCAGACCTTTTCCGGAAAAAAGCCAGCCGTCCCCCTCTTTCACATTGCCCAAAGCGCCGCCCTTGGAGCGGTTCTTATCCATGTACACATAGTTGGCGATCTTCTCGGGTTTGCCTGCGTACTCGGCGGCGTTCTCCTTGCCGGGGCCAAAGTAGCGCGGGAACACCTTCAGGAGGGTGGCCTCCTTGTAGTTCAGGTTCTCCTGCAAGACCCGGAAGTCAGAGCTCTCGTGGGCGCACTGGCTGATGAAGCCAGCGATTCGCTTGTCGGTGGTGATGCCGTACTTCGGCAGCATCTCATTGAGTGCCGCGCACCACGCTCCAACTTCCTTGTTGGTCGGGATCATAACGGCCAGTTGGGCTTCGGTAATCAGGCTCATTTATTGGCTCCTTATTCGCACCACGAGGACTTAGCCTCGCCTTTGTAGGGGCGGGCTAGACCCGCCTCAATCAGCATCTCAGAAAGCCCGCGCCCGTCCAAAACGACCATGCCTAGCACGCGGCCACCATACTTATCCCAGCTTTTGATGTGAATGTTGACTTCTTTGGCTTCGGCAACGGCGCGCTGAGTGAAACGTGTTGCTTCCACCGCCCTCTTGGCTTCAGCCTCGCACTTGGCGCGAGGTGCTTTCTCGGGCGTATCAACACCTATCACGCGGATCGACAGCTTTGGCGGGAGAGGCTTTGGTAAAAAGTCCACCGCGATCTCTACCGTGTCTCCGTCGATGACGCGGGTGATCTCGTAGGCGTTAGCAGAAGCGGCAAAACTGCCACCAACGAGCGTTGCTGTTAGAGCAAGCCACTTCACTTCTTCGGCTTTCTGATGCGAACCTTCTTGGTGATCTCACCAAGCACAGCCTCTTGCGCCATGTCCTTGCCCGTGCCGCCGAGCAGGTCACCGACGTTGCCAGTGGCTGCCGCTTTGATCGCGTTCTCGACTGGATCAGGCAAGTTCACCTTGTCCAGCACCGCGTCCACGGCCTTCTCTTTGAGCTTGCGGCCCATGAACATTCCAATAATGCGTCCGATCATTCGGTGTACTCCTGCGGTTCGTCGCGTTTGCGGTTGTTGCCTGCAGCCATCACGCCGCCCAAAGCACCAGTGATAAAGCTGGCAATCGGGGTGAGGATGGCAAACAGCGCCCGGTCGTTCTCGCTGCTCTCTCCGAGCGGCTGGGTCACGAAAACCAAGCTGTAGAGGATGATGAATATGCTGCCGCCCAAGATCATGGTGAGCGACACGCCGATAAAATAGCGCAGCTTACTTTCCAGATAGTCAGGATCGTTCTTTCTCATGGCGCAGCCCCTCCAGTCAGATCATCAGCGCAGTTCTTGGTACGAAGGCAGATCGGAGGCTGGCACTCAAGTGCGCTCCAATTTTGTGGGTCTTGGCACGGATAGCGATACCATCCGTCTCCGCTGAAATAGAATACCAATGCAATACCAATTGCAAAAGCAGGCCATATCCAGTGTTCCAATGCCATCACCACCTCCCTATGTAACGGCCCCAGAAGTACAGGCCGACGCCAGAAATCACCACGGACAGCAGGACTATACCAAACCAGAGGAAAAACTCTACGATAGACTCGATAATCTCCTGACGACGGTAGACCTGTTCGCGCTGTCGCTCTCTGACCCGGCGCTCAATCGCCTGAAACTCCAACCACGCATCGTTTCCGTACTGATAGCTAATCAGCTGGCGCAACTCTTTCCGCTGCTGTTCGCACTGCTTCTGGGCGGCAAAGATGTCGATGGCGCTCTTTTGGTTGCCGCCGCCGAACAGCGTCTTGAACACGCCCGGAGGCTCGTTCGCTCTCTCCGCAGCGTAGGCGATGTCAGAGACAGCTTTGCCCCACTCGGAGAGCTGGGACGCCATGTCTTGGATTTCACGGCCCGCCGCAATGCCTTGTTTCAGCAGGCTGAAAGCCTTGCTGCCTACGCTAAGGGCAATGCCTATGCTGGCGGGGTCAAACATTACAGGCTCCAGAACGGTGGGCATGGGTAGAGCGGATGGACCGCCAGCGCCACGTCCGCACTATACCTGCAAATCTTGACAAATACCATGCTGCCGTCGATCCACAGGTGGGTGTAGGCCACCCAGATCAATGGCAGTGTCACTTCGCTAGGCTTCGCATCAGTTCGTCGATCTTCTTGTCAAGATTGTCCAGCCGAGAGATGACCCGGTTCATGTCGGTGTGCATGTCGGCCCGCGTGACGTAGTCACGGGCTACTTCTTCCCGCGTCCTGTTTAGCAGGATTTGCAGGCGCTTCACTTCCTCAACATGGTTTTTCAGCACCCAGCCGATCAGGCCGAGTGCTGCTGATAGACCGAGGCTCCAAAGCATCTCGGTCGTCATTTTACCACGGCGTCCCGGTCAGGGTGGCGGGTGCCTTCTGGGCGTCGATCTGGCTCTGCAGAGAGGCCTCCGTCTCGGCCTTGTCCACTGAACCCCAGACCCATCCCAGCACGTCGGCTTCGGTGAGGCTGGCATAGGGCTTGAAGCCCGGTGCGGTGGCGTCAGGAGTGAAGCCTGCGGTGCCGTAGGACGAGGCGCTGTGGTCCCCATCGACGGCAGAGGCAGTCCAGTGGGCGACCGTCACACCACCATCCGTGGCATTGCGGTCAAGCTGGGCGATGGCCCAAGTGATAGTGGCGGTCATTCGGCTTCTCCTTGTGCCAGCGAGGCGGTGAGCATGTTGACGAAGGCATCGCGGCCCACGCGCAGTTGGTCTAGATTGAACTGAGCGGAACCCATCTTGCGGTCCAGATCAGCGATGTGATTGATGAGCATCTTCTGCTCGTCCGTCAGCTGATCCTCAGTGTAGTCCACGTCATTGATCGTGATGGTTTGGGTTTGTTTCTGTGCCATCGTGATCCTCCTTTCAGGGGGTTAGGGGTTAAGAGATGCAGTAAACGGTGTAGGTGTTGGTAGAGGTCTTACGCACCCGGAACAATCCCGAGGCAGCAGCAGCGACGGTCATGCCACCAACCAGAGTAAGTCCAGTGGCTGTCCCAAGAGTAACTACACCAGCACCAGTATTGATGACCGAGAAGTCGAAGGACATATCCGTCGGGAAGGTGGCTGGAACGCCGCCCTCAATGTCTGTGCCTGTCGGCATGGTCAGCGTGGCCAGAGCGCCAGTATACTGGATGATACCCGTCAGCAGTTCTGCAATGGTGAGTGTTGCAGCAGCACTCTCCACACTCTGGGCTGGCTGGTTCTTGTAAACCACACCAGTGGTGACGGTAGCACCCGTGACATGGAGCGGGGTGATAGGGGAGGTGTTGCCAATCCCTACGTTGCCCGTAGTCGCGATCCTCATGCGTTCAGTGTTGGCTGTACTAAATATATGGGTACTGACAGCAATACCCGTGCCTCGAACAATTTGATACGCCTCCTCACCCGCACTAAAGGCATCGTTAGCGGTTCCGATAATAAAATTTCCGGATGTGTTTACACGAGTACGCCAACGGTTTTGATCTACCGCAGCAGAAGTGGTTTGCAAAATAACAGTCGGCTCTGCGGTTGCGATATGCAAAATTCGCTGCGGAGTAGTCGTCCCGATCCCCACGTTGCCCCCAGAGAGGATTCTCATACGCTCGGTGCCACCTTCTGCGAAGGCAATGGTATTCTCAGCCGGGAAGAACATACCCGTGTTCAGGTCACCAAAATTTGTGATCGACGGAGCAGCAGCAGAGCCGTCTCCAAAGGAGGCCACGCCGTTTACGGACAGGAGGGCGTCTGGCGCACTCGTCCCAATACCCACGTTGCCTGCAGAGGTGATCCTCATACGTTCGAGGTTGTTGGTGAAAAGCGCCATCAGGTGATCGCTCACAGCACGAATCTGCACCGCACTACCGCTGCCATTGGCTGCAAATTGCCCTTGAACAGTCCCGCTGTTGACGTTCACAAAGTTATAGGTTGCCAAGGTGGTGCTAATGTTACCAGCCACGTCTAAAGCACTGGCAGGAGAACTCACCCCAATCCCTACGTTGCCCGTAGAGGAGATCCTCATACGCTCAACCCCACTCGTCTCCACCGTCACGGTATCAGCCGCAGGGAAACGAATGGCGGTGTTGGTGTCGCCAGCGTGGATGATCTTGTCGGCAATGGTCACATCGCCAGTGGCCGTGATGGTTGTCCCGGTGATGGCTGCGGCAGACGATCCACCAATGACAGCGCCGTCCACAGTGCCGCCGTTGATGTCAGTCGTTGTCAGCACAGAAGAAGCCAGCGTGACTACACCCGTCGAGTCCGCAATGGAACCAGCAGAGGTGCCATCCTTAGCCTTGATGGTGGTAACTTCGATGTTGGTGGTGTCTACGGTCGTGGCGTTCGCCGTGGTAAAAGTGCCTGCGGCGGCGGACGTCCCACCGATCACGGTCCCGTCAATGGTGCCGCCCGTGATCTTCACCGAGCTCATGGCAAAGTCATTAGTGATGTTTGCGACGGCGGCACTGCCCCCGGCCCCATCCGAGTAGATAATCGCGCTGTCGCCCGTGGCGATGGTCACGTTCCCGCCGGAGCCCTGAGTAAACACGACGCTCTGGGCAGTGGTGTTCCGCACAAAGTAAATTTTCTGGGCATCGCTGGGCGCGATGGTGATCGTGTGGGTGCCGCTCGGGGAGCCCGCCAAAACCAGCAACTTGTACTGCCCGTCAGATAGCGCGCCGTCCGAAGTTGTCAGGGTCGAGGATGTTCCGCTCAGGGACAGCGCAATCGAGCCGTTGATGGCCCGGTCAAGGATGTTCATGTTGTCGTTGACAACATCCCCCCAGACACCGTCGAGTTCGCCATCGGCGGGGAGCTCGATTCCGAGATTACCTGTGTATGTGCTGGGCATTGTTCATCCTCACGCGGCGACTGGGGTCCAGACCGTAGGTGGCGCTGGCTCAAGGGTTGTCCATGAATTTATAACACCCGGATCGACGTCCGTCCATGACGAACCCGGAGAAGGCAAGACGTCAGACCAAGATGTAGGTGGCGCTGGATTCAGTGGGTCCCACGCGGTTCCGGGACCGGGGACAATCTGGCTCCAGACAAGAACGACGCCGACAGCCCCGGTGGCTGAGACACCAGTGACCTGAACGTCAGCGCCAGCCTCGGGGACCACAGTGCCCACGGCCACGGTGGCTGAGACCCCAGTGAGCTCTGCAATCGTCGGGATGATGATCACCACGTCGCCTACAGCGCCCGAGGCCTCAACGCCAGTGACTGCCACATCAGAGCCAGCCTGAGCGACGACATCACCCACAACAGCAGATGCAGAGACGCCAGTTGGCAAAATGAGGGCAGAGCCTGAGACGAAAACGTCGCCTGTCTCTCCGGTGGCTGATACCCCCGTCGGCTCGACAATCGCCCCTGCGGCCACTGTGACAGAACCTACAGCGCCAGATGCCTCAACGCCCGTGACCGGTACGTCAGCCCCAGCCCGCGCAATGACAGTTCCAACTGCCCCAGACGCAGAGACCCCGGTAGGTAGAACAAGGGCGGAGCCCGTGGCAACAACTGTGGCGACGTCCCCGGTGGCTGATACACCTGTGGGCTGGACAAGGGCGGTGCCAGTGACGGTGACAGTGCCAATTGCGCCAGTGGCAGACACGCCAGTGACGACGACGGGGATTGCCTCACCCCACGCCCCAGAGGACCACGTACCACGGCCCCAGCCTGTAAGGGTCGTGTTGGCCATGGCCGCCCCTTAGCTAATACGAATTATGGCATTCGTGGAGTCGGCTGCGGGAAACTGGATGGTGAAGGTGCCTGCAGTGGAGATTTTGTCTCCACCGAAGTCCAGAACCGCAACGGACGGGTTGGTGTAGGTATGCGCCGGAGTCGTGTTGTAGATCAACGCACCGCGGGCCGTGATGGTCGCCGAGGTGAACGACAGATCATCAAAGTCTGTGAACGCCGTGGTGCCAGACGTGGTCGGGCTGATGTTGGTCAGGGAGCCGCCACCGGCCGAGTAGCTGCCCGAGTTCGCCACCTCGTTCGAGGACGAGTAGGCAGTGGTAGCCGCACTGAGATCGGCCGAGCTCGTGTAGAGAGCCAGCTTGAACGTGTCGCCGCCGCTCGAGCGGAAGTCGTGGACGCCCTCGAGAAGCTCGTCCTTGAACGAAGTGCACATTGCTTGCGAAATGGCCAAAGTAGCCTCCTATAGCTTTTGAATGGCCGCAGCCAGTTGTGGGTGCCCAGCCTCTACGAGCGCATTATACACGGTAAGGCGGTCGTTGGTAACTGCCTCTTTCATGTAGGCCGTCACGACAGTGAGCAGGGCGCTTCGGTAGGCCAAGGCCTGATCCCTGATCCCCTGCGGCGCAGAGTCAGACACGCTGATGAGCTTGTTCACGCAACGGAGCGCGACCTCCTCGGGCGTCTGGCCCCGGTTGCTGGTCGTCGTTACGGTCACGATGGGCGTGGAAGGCAGGTTCATGGAGGCTGAGAACATTACTCTTTGGACCTCACAACCCTGCCGACGCGATACTCGTCGGTCGTCTGCTTGGCTTCGCCCAGCATCTTCAGGCCGATCAACGACTCTTGGAAGCGCTTGTCGTAGGCCGCCATCAGGTCCGGATCGCCCTTCAAGAAGATATAGGCCTCGATCATCGCGCCGTAGAACAGGGTCAGCTCAGCGTTGATGCTCAGCCACGTGGTTCCGCTATCCGAACCGGCCGTGAGGCTGGCCGGGCGGTAGAAATAGTGAAGCTCCATAATGTAGTCATCATTGGGGGTAGGAGCCAGAAGGAAGTTCTCGTTGTCGAACTGTGCGTAGTAGCGCGGCTGTCCTGTGGTCGTCGAGTCAGGGTTATACTCCTGAAGGAAGCTTACATCCTTAAACTCCGCGAAGGCCTTGTCGTTGTTGTCGCCCCGGTACGAGAGCGAAAAGGGAGCAAGGAAGTCGCTGGGGGCAGCCAGAAACTGATTGCCAATGGTAGCGTTGGCCGTGGCGTTTTTGCGGAACAGGTTCAGCTGCACACTCTTCAGAATCCGTTCTTCCGACAGGCGGATGAACAGGGGAAGGTTGTTCACGAAGGTGGTCTCTGTGGTCTCGAGATAGTCCTGCAGAGCCTGCTTCAGCTGGCCGTATGTAAAGCTCATGTGATCTCCACCGTGACAAAGCCGAGGCTGACGACCATGGGATACACAGGCGCAACCGGCGGGAATACGGTATTTCCAACGGGGACGTAGACGTGCCCAGCCTCAGGGTCCGGGCGCGGATTGCGCAGCGCCTGCGGATCAGGGTAGGCCTTTGGCGGGAAAAGCTGCGGGTGCTTCGGGTCAAACTCGTCCGGGCCCACAAGCAGCCCGGTCCACTCCTTGCGCATGTCGCGCAGGCGGAACCGAACGCCGGAGCGATCCGAAATTCCCCAAGCCTTTTTACCGCTGGCAAACGACATCAGAACCTCAAGTATGCTACGTCGGGCTGCAGCTTCAGCGGGACGCGATCTTCGTCTTCCTCGGACGCGCGGGCGAACTCTTCGTCGTAGATCGCCTTGAGCATGGCCATCCGCTCCGGGGCCCGCTTCATGGCAAGATAATAGGACAGGCCCGCAACCATGCAGGGGTAGAAGCGCCACGGCATGTCCGTGGTGTTCTGCATCGTCCCTGCGTCCTGAATGCGCCGCACGTAGTAATAAACCAGCTGGTCTGTCGAGTTCTCAGGAACCTGCCACAAGTTGATGACCGGGGAAATCTTCCGGTCGTAGTAGAACTGCGACGGGCGACCCTGTGCGGTCTTGTTGGGCAGCAAGAAGTAGTCGCCGCGGCTGATCCGTTCGACCTCGTAGTCCGTACCTGAACGACGAAGGACCATCTCCAAGATGTCCGCGTGGTCTGCGCCGACCGTATAGGTCGCCGTGCCCTGTGTGACGGTGATCGTCGCTTGGGCCACGGTCCACAGGTTGAGGCCGCGGTTGGCCCACTCCGCGAACATGAGGTTCAGGGACCTCCGGGCCGTGCGCGCGTCGTAGCCCGTGCGGACCTCAAGCCCGCAGCGCTCATACGACTCTTCGATCAGCTCTCCAACGTCTAGGTTGAACGTCGCGGTTCCGGAGGTTGTCATGGCTTACTTCGAGCCTTTCTTGGTACCCTTCTTGGCACCGGAGGGTTTCATACCCATGGCCATGGCTTTGCGCGGGCTGATCATGTCGGCCGAGCAGCCTTTACCGCCCTTTTTACCGTAGCTCATCACTTCTTCCCCTTTGCTGTTTTGGCGGACTGCCGGAAGGCCTTCGCGGTAGGTGCGCCCTTGGTTCCCGGTTTCCGCATCTTCTCGTCAGAACCTGCGGCGATGCGCTTCCGCTTGGCGTTGATGTTAGCATACAAGCCGGGATTTGCCATCGTCTTCCCTCCGGGGTTCTCTATCTGTTTGGACACACTCGAGCGGTTCATGTCAACAATTCCATGCGCGAAGTGACAGGGCCTTGCGGGTGGGTTTGCCCTTCTCGTTCTTCATTGGACCGGGCATACCGCCCATACGGGCACAGAAACTCTTGCGCCGCGCGGCGTCTTTCTTGGTCTTCGGGTTCGGAGCCGGGGGCTTCAGGTTCATACCTTGGGTTTTCGCCGAAGCTCGGCCCTTGGCGTTCAAGCCCCCAGCGGGGTTCTTCCCTTCTTTACGGGTCCACGCTGGGGTCTTTGCCATTGCATCGTCACCCGTAGTAGACGTTGATGGAGTCCAGATTCTCCGCGTAGACGTACACGCCAATCCGAGCGAGGAAACCCTCGCCGGGAAGGTTGAATCCATTGAAGAAGATGTCCGTGGCGGAAGTGTGATAGGTGGCAAGCCAACGGGCGTTATACCCATTCTGTTTGTTGGACACATAACGGCAGACGGTGCTGGTGGCGATAGTCCCGCTGTTGATGTCGGTTAGCGTGAAGGTGTCATTACCCGTTACGGTGATGACGTAGCTCCCGGGAGTCGCGATGACCCCGGAAGCTTCTTCAAAGGAGATGCCCACAACGTCGCCTGTTCTCAGGCCGTGCCCAACGCTGGTCACTGTCACTACGGCCGCGGCCCGGCCATAAGTGGCAGCGGTGGGCGCGACAGTGGTGTCCCAGAACTCCAGCATCCCCGCAGAGCTGGTTCCAACGACGTCGAAAGCCTTGATGCGGGTTCTCGCCTTACGGATAAAGCCGCTGCTGTGGAGGTGTCCGGAAAGGATATCTGACGCGCCCATGTTATACTGCTCCTATTAGGCGTCGTAGCCGAAGATTTCGATCAGCAGACGACCCGCGGTGTAGATTGCGTTAGCGGTGCCCTGACCAACGAGGTAGAGGTACTGGTTGGCAGCGATGTCGGTGCCATAGACAGCCGAGCCAAGCGCCAAGGTTCCGGAGTTGATGATCTGAGTCTCAGTCAGCGCGCTAATAGCGCTGTCTTCGGTGCCCGTTCCTTCGGTGGCCGAGTACAGGTCGATGTCAGTGTCGCCGCCAGCTGGGAGCTCATAGCAGGTCATACGAACACCGAAGACCGTGCCATTGTTTTCTGCCGTGATTCGGGCAATAAAAGAGGGTGTCGCCGACCCATTGGTTCCAATGATGTCACCAGCCGTACCGCCAGAGTTTAGGCCGGTAAGGTCGATCATGATCGAGGTGGTTACGATGCCGTTGTTGCGGGCAACGGAGGTTTCGTAGACCGTACCCGTACCAGCAGTGATGCCAGCGCCTGCGGGGTTTGCGATGCCGAAGCCGAACGAGCCGGTGAGGGTTTCAGCGCCAGTGGTGGGGTTGACGGAGATGGTCTGGAAGCCGTTTTGCGAACGGACGGGACCCGAGAAGTTTGTATTAGCCACGGAGTTTCTCCTTTAGCGGGGTGTAGCGAAGCGCAATTTTTCTGGCGGAGCTTGTATCCGTCCCTACAGCACGACCGCGCGCCGCATAGGTCATGTGTGGATTGTCGACTATATAGAGGATTTTTGCAAGCCTATCCGGGTCCGACAAAACCCGTCTCAGCTGCCCCTCACACAGCGCCTTGCGGTACTCAGGGGTAACGTGTGAAACGTTCCCCTTTTTGGACCCGCTAATGCGTTTCTTGGTCTCGTCGGAGTGGTTTTTACCACGCATGGGGACATGCGCTGTTTTGGAAACGTTGTAGTAGACAGGCGTTTCATCGAACACCGCGTCTCCAGTCAGGAAGGCTTCTTCCAAAGCGTCGAGCTCGGACGGGTCCTCACAGACAACCTCAAAACTATGGCTAAAAGCATGCGCCCCATACTTTAAAAAAGCGTTCTGTAGATGCGGGTTGGGGTGCACACCTCGACGCAGGAGGTTTAAATGGTCCGCGATACGCTTCTTCATGCGCGCAGATTGGCCCACATAGCCCTTGCCTGTGGTGTTGTTCCGTATCACGTAGATACCGGCCTGATCTCTGCTGTATGGCATACTCAACACTCCTTCGGGTCCAAAATGACACAGACTTAATGTAAACGCAAACTAAAAGGGCGAGGTTTCCCCCGCCCTTTAAAACTTGGTGCTCGATCAGATCAAGCGCCAGTGGTTCCGAACACGCAACGCGGATCAGAAAATCCGAAGCTGTAACGTTCACGGCTCTTGTAGCGCATGTTGCCGGTGTCGAAGTCAGCTTCCATGCCAGTGCTCAGCGCGGTGCGCTGGAAGTGGATGAAGCCGCGCGGTGCGTCCGTCTTGATGAAGTAGGCGTCCGGGTCGGTTAGGAAGTCGTTGACCACATAACCTTCCGGCAGCATGCCCATCGAGCGGATGGCGTTCACGTCGTTGTCGGCGGTGCCGACGCGGAGGTTCGACACCATCAGGCGTTCTGCAACGAACTGCAGCTGGCGAGGAATCACCAACTTCGTGCCGCGCAGAGCGACCTTCAGACCGCGTTCGTCAACGAAGCCAGCGATGCTGATCAGAGCGTCCTCGAGCGAGGTTTCGTTCAGGTCGGCGTCGGTGGTCGGCTTGTTGGCGAAGGTCGAGCCGTTGACCAGCGGGTGGTTGGTGGCGCAGAGAGCCACGCCGTCGCCGCCAGCCGTCGCACCGCCAGTGAAGGCGCTGTTCAGGATCGAGGCGGCTTTCACCTGCTTGGTGTGAGCCATCGAACGGGCGAGGGCACGGGTGTAACGGCTGCCGAGGCGGTCGTACAGGTTGTCCTCGATGGCTTCCTCGGTGATCGAGAAGGCCAGTGCGATGGTCTCGTGGTTGTACCGAGCGGTGTAGGCTTCCTGTGCATCGTCATACGAGATGCCCGAGCCTTCCGATTTGGTCGGTGCTGCTCCAAAACCGGACAGCATAACCTCTTCCTCGAATGCACGATCCGAGGACTCGGTGGTGAAGATTTCAGCATGCTGGTTTTCATACCGAGCATACTCCATGCCGAACAGAGCATTGAGACCGGGCTCAAGCTCTTTCGCAAGTTGTGCGCGCGAAATTGCCATTGGTCAGGTCTCCTTATGCCACCGTGCCTTCAGAATCAGCCTGAAGGAGTGCATGGTTGTTGAACATCACGATCATCTGGATGCCTGCAGCCGCGAAGTCTTGGCTGGTCGGATCATCGTAGATGCCGAGAATCTTGAGCGGAAGCGACGCGTTCGAAGCATCGAGCGTGGCGACATCCATGGCTGCCGACGATTGACCCGTGGTGGTCGAGCCCGAAGTGCCCGAGTCGAACTGGGTGTTCTCGAAGATCGCCGCACGAGCCGTGGCCCGGTTGGTGAACGACGCGTCGGTGGCAATCGTAAACCGCTGGGTCGGGTTGTCATAGACATACCCAACGATGTCGAAGTTGGTGTTCGCGCCGGAACCGGGCCAGTAGTTCGACCAAGTTTTCTTTCCAGTCACGGACGAGACATACTCGCAGCCTGCGAATACGCCGAGGTGTTTGTAGGTGTCGCCGGAGGCCGAGCCAGTGATGGCGATATCGCCGCCATTGACCGCGATGACCGGGGAACCGTTGTAGATCGCAGAAGCGCCCGAAGCGATAAAGTACGCGTTCGTACCTTGGCTGTTGGGAGCGCCACCCGCGAGGTTGATCGGGCGAAGCCCGAACGCACCAGAAGAGTTAGGCATAGACGTTGCTCCTTATCAGTCGGACGATTTTCGTCCGCCAAAAGATACCCTGCTCTGCCGCTGTTGGTTAATCGGCATCGAAGGGTGTTGCTCTTTCATCAAGTCCTGATCCACAGCAGCCATCTGTTCGCGGGTCCGGTTCCCGTAAAATTCGGTTCTTTCGTGGGCTGTCTCGACAGGGACGCGAGTCAGAATCAAACCGCCGTTCCCAATGACTCCGGCATGTTTGCCGTCTTCAATGGTGGGCGCTTGGTAGTCCGGGTGCTCTTCCGCGCGAACGGGCTCATAGCCCTGACGCAGACGGTTGAACACATTGCCCTTGTCTTCCTCTCCCCGGATGGACGCGCGCACCCAGCGGTGCTTGTATCCTTCAGCGGGGGCGGGGGCGTCAAGGACACTCGGAGGAGCCCAAGGCTTACGGCGAGACTCAGTCGCGCGGGTATCAGCAGTGCGTGGTGTGCGGTCCATTCTCTCAATCCTTCACGTACTTGGCGTATTCTTCCAGCGGAACGTTCAGCCGTTTCGCGATAGCGACCTGAGAAGGGGTCAACCTCACTGTTCGGCGCTCCTGTGTCGTGCTGCGGGATGCGGAGTTGCCAGCAGGTGCGACCTGACTTCCTCCACCCGGTTTTCTGGCCGCGAACTTCTGCGGAAATTCCGAACGAAGCCTGCGGTCGATCTCAGTATAGTACTCATTCGAGCTCGGGTCAAAGCCTTCGTCCTCGACGAGCGTCTGGTGGATGGCGATTGCCGCAGTCGTCATGATGCGGTCTTCGCCAAACCACTTGTTTTTCTCAGCCCAGCCCTGTGCTTTGGGGTCGGGCTTGACCTGAGGGGCCGCTTGCTGCGTCTGAACAGGGGTCTCCCGTTCGACCCGCTGCGCGTTGGCCGACGCCTCAGACCGCTGCTTGGCAGTGGCGTAGCGCTGCTTCTCCAAGACGATCTTGGAAAGGTCCTCCTGCGCCGCAAGCATTGCGTCAGAGTCGCCGGATTCATAGGCCACGCGGTACGCGCCCTTGACCAGATGCTCTTGGTGCTCCAGTCGAGCGCCGTACTCCGACAGATAACCAGTGTCGAGCGCCTGAACGCGGCTCTTGAGCTGCTGGTTTTCCTCCAGAAGCTTCTGGGCTACGCGAGTGGCCTCCTCCCGGTCCCGCTGCTCTTTGCGGTACTTCTCGGTAATCCGACTGATCCGGGTCTGGACCTTGGTGCTGTACGACGAAAGCTCATCATCGTCATCAGCCGATGACTGAGTGGTCTGGCCTTCCGCAGGGGCATCGGTCTCAACGATGATCTCGGTGCCGAGGTCCTCTTCGTTCTCTGTGCTCATGTCATTCCTCACACATGTTGTACGTCGTCAGGCTCAAGGATGGTTGCGATGATCTCATCGTCATTGATGATGCGAACCTCGCCTCCGTCGATCTTGAACCGCGAACCGGCATATCGGCCGATGCAGACCCACTGGCCTTCTTGGCACCATGGGGTCGCGTTGTCGCCAAACTTGTTGGGGTCCTTGTAGGCCAGAGGCCCCAAGCGCATGACGTAGGCCACGACCGTGGCAAGCGCTTCGCGTTCGCGCACCTGATCAGGCAGGATCAGGCCTCCGTCAGTCTTGGCCTTGCCCTTGTACGGCATGACCAAAATCCTCCAACCTGTCGGCTGGGGCAGGCGGTCTACCAAGGGCTTTTCGATGAGCTCGGGGTCGAGGACGCGTTCCTCGGGTTTGACGTAGGCGGACTGAGCAGATACGGGCTCACTGTCCGCCTTGGTCTTGTTAATGCGTTCCACTAAGTGGTCAGGAAGATAAAGCTTCGAAGGCATCTTCTGTCGTTCTCTCCAGCAGGGCTCGAAGTTCTTCTCTGGCAAAAGCGAGGCCCCGTATCTCGCCAACCATGCTCTGGTACTGCTCCCAGTTCGCGGGAGAGCCCGTCGCGACCATCTCGACGATGTCGTTTTCGCGCTCCCGTAAGGACTTATACAGCGCTTTCGACAAGCTAACAACATCCATGCAAGAACCTCCCCATAAGTTTTTTGTTCATCGCATGAAAGTGCCTGACTGTCACCTCAGAAAACGCCGAGGAAACGCTGCGGACGAGCGGCGTCGCTGAAGCGGCTGTTGACCATTCCGCCTTGGGCGTAGCGTTTCTTGCCCGCTTTCGACAAGGCGATGGCCACTGCCTGCTTCTGCGGACGGCCTTCTTTGACCAACATGCTGATGTTCGACGACACCGTCTTTTGCGATTTCCCGGACTTTAGCGGCATCAGAAGGCCCTCTGTTTTGCTGCGGACGACTGTCGTTGGACCTCGATCCGTTCACGATTGACCTCGTTGCGCTCGTCCGCGATCTGCTCCTGCAGCTCAAGACGGGCGGCGTCGGTGGTGGCGCGCTGCTTCTGATTGGCGGCGTCCAGCAAAAGCTGCGCCTTCTCCATCTCGGTCTTGCGCTCTTCGGTCTTGCCCTTCAACTCGAGTTCCCGCATGCGGATCATCACCAACGGGTCGGCCATCGGATCAGGGCCCTGCGGCGAGATCATCGGCAGCAGCTCGTCCATCAGCTCTTTCTGACGAATTGCGACAAGCTGCTCGATCTGGGCCGGGTCCTGCATCTGCTGCTGCGCCTGCATGAGCATCTGCTGCACCAGCTGCGGGTTGGCCCGTCCAGCCATCGCTTGCGCCTCCGCGCTTTCCATGAGCTGCATGATCTGGGCCTGAACGTCGTTGCGGGCCTTGAGCGCAATGTGCTCGAGGATGTGGGCGTAGAACACGCCCATCGCCGTCGGCGACGTGGAGACCAGCGGGGTCTTCATGAAGGCCACATGAAGGGCGATGTGGATGTCGTGCAGCTGATCAGGGAAGGCCTGTGCCAGTTCGCCCATTAGGATACGGGCGTTCTCGGTGACCGGGTCCGTCGGCTGCGGCTCCGGAGGGGCGGGCAGCAGCTCTTCGATGTTCTGGACCTCAAGCGCCTGATACATGCGCCGGAATGCGGCATGCAGGTTGTGCAGTTGCGGGGCCGACTGGGCAAGTTGGAGCTGCGTCTGGGCCAGAGTAACCCGCTGGGCCATCGAGAAGATGTTCGGATCGCTGACCGGGATCACGTCGATGCGGTCGTCGAAGTCCGCCGCGAACACCGTGCGCTCGGCCCCGGCAACCTCGTAGGGGTATTCCTGCGGCAGGTTGTCCGCGAAGATGCGGGCGAGGATGCGGAACTCGGTCTTCTGGGCATAGTGCAGGCGTTTGTGGATCGCCGACATAACCTTCGTGCCGCGCTCCAGCAGGGCCACAGTGGTCCCGACAGGGGCCTCTTGGTTCATGTTGCTGGTCTTTTCGTCGGCCAGCGAGACGAAGCGGCGACCCGCTTCGATCAGGCTACCAAGCAGCTGAGCCAAGGTTGCGCTCGGCTCCTTGTACGGCAGAGGCATGATCGAGTTGCGGAGGTCTCCGCCGGGGGCGTCGATGTCGCGGAACTCGCCCGGCCGGATAGGCTCGTCGCTGTTGCGAACCCGGATACCTTTGGCCTTAAAGCCACCCGGGAGGTTTGCCAGCGTTCCGGCGTCAATCAGCTGACGGAGGATCGACGTCGCCGCGCGGCCGAGCCCGCCGATCATGTGGATCAGACCGAAGCCGTAGAAGCCCAGACCCGGCATGAACTTGTAGTGGACGAAGTACTGGCGCTTCTTGGCCAGCTCGGTCCCCTCCTCAAAGTTACGGCGGATCGACAGAATTTTGGACGAGGCACGGTCAATGGTGACAATGTACGGAAGCTCGATTCCTGTAGGTTCTCCCTCAGGATCGAGGTCCTCGAAGCCTTCAAGGTCGAGGTTCACGTGCATTTCGAGCAGCGTGTAGGTGTCGTCGGTGTATGTCTTAGACGTGCCCTGCAGCTCGTCAACCTTCTCGCGAACCTGATCGACAGGCTCGTCGCTGGAGATCAGGTCGATGTCCCGGTACATCCCGGCAACCTGCATCTTGCGGATTTCGTTCTTGTCCATCCGCAGTCGGTGCGTGGCCCGTGGCGTTGTGTACAAGTCCGTGGCCATGTAGGGGACGACAAGGTCCTGCGCCGGGATGAACTTGGCCACAGCCCGCTGCAGACCGACGTCCCAGTACACCTTCTTGAAGCAGGAGCCGGAGAGGGGGAGATAGAACAGCAGCTGATCCATGTCTGGATCGTACTCTTCCATCACGTCGGTGATCTGGTAGTTCATGAAGTCCCGAACGCGCGATGCCTGCGACTCGCGCTCCGGGTCCCTCAGACCCATGACGCCAGTCTTGACGGGTCCGCCAGCGGGCAGAAGCTCTTTGTAGGCCTGCGCCTGAAACTGGGTGACCGACTCGGAGATCAGAGGGTGGGTCACGCCGGACGCGCCTTGGAAGGGCTCAGTACGCTCGATGGTCTTGACGCCAAGCAGGTCCAGACCATTGGTGTAGGCCTCTTCCCACTCTTCCCGGGACAGGAGGTCGTCTTCGTAGAAGGCCGTGAGGTCTGACGCGATCTCGCCGAGGTACGCGTCGTCGAGATATTCTGCGAGGTTGGCGTCGTGGGGGATTTGAACCTCGGCCTCAAGCGCCGCGAGGACCTCCGCCATGCCCTGCACCGTCGCGCCTCCGTCGTCCGTTTCCGTGACAACCGCGCCGCCAGAGAAGTCCTCGGCCATCGGCATCGAGAACTCGACATCCGGAACGCCTTCGTCCATCCCGCCCTGCATAAAGCCGCGGTCAGTCAAAGAACCTGCCATACGAGGTGCGACAGCCATCAGTAGTACTCCCGTTTGCGTGGGATAAGATCATCCCCTACGTCTTCGCCCTCAAGTGCCACAAAACCACCCTGACGGAAACGCATTAATGCCAGCGTCATGCTATCACAAAAGTCGTCGTGATCGCCATTGGGAAAAGAGGTCACCTCTTCGATCACATCTTCCGAGAAACTCTTGGCCTCCGGGGCCCAGACCATGCCCGCCTCAAAGAGCGGCGCGACCATGTGCATCCGGCTCACCTTGTCTCGGCCACCGCCCCGGCCGCCCGGGGAGAACCCGAGGGCAGGAATGTTTTTCAGGCGCAACTCGTCGATGAGCGGTTGTCCTGTGGCCTTGGCTTCGACAAGAACCATATCAGGCTGCCAGTACTCGTGCTCGTCAAAAGCGACCTGCTTTAGCTCCGGAAAGCTCCATCGTCCCCTCTGGGCGTCCAGAAGGATTATGTTGTCGGGCCCGTCGATCTCCGGCTTGAAGATTCCCCACGTGGTGATCGCCGAATAGTCGGCGCTCTCCTTCTTCGAGAAGGCCGTATCGTAGGCCTGAAGGATGTAGTCCAGACGAGGAACATCCTCTTTCTCCCACATCCGCCACCAGTCCTTGCGGATGATGCCTGCGTCAGATGTCGTTGGCTGTTGCTGCCACTGTGCCGACCACTTGGCTGCAGGCAGCGACGCCTTGATCGACAGGAGGGCGTTCTTCTCCCAGAACTCCGGCCAGAGAGGGTCTCCGGACGGCATGATGGCCGGGAACTCCACGACCTCCCACTGGTCCGACATGATGTCCGAGCCCTGTGCCTGTATCAGGCGGCCGGTCAGGTCCTTCTTCCCCCAGCGGGTCATAACGACGATGATCGCGCCGCCGGGCTGCAGACGCTGACGGGGGCCAGAGGTGTACCATTCGTAGGCGTGATCAAACGCCGTGTCGGACAAGGCGTCCTGTTCGGAGTGCGGATCGTCGATGATGAAAAGGTCCGCGCCGCGACCTGTCACAGCTGCGCCAACACCGGCCGCAAAGTACTCGCCGAGATGGTCCGTCTGCCATCGGCCCGCGGACTTCGAGTCTTCCTTCAGGTTCGTCTTGGGGAAAATCTCTTTGTACTTGGGGTCGTCAATCAGGTCTCGGACCTTGCGGCCAAACCGGACGGCAAGCTCGGTGTTGTGCGTGGCCTGAATGATTTTGAGCTTCGGGTTCCGGCCCAAGAACCACGCAGGCATCAGGAACGAGGCGAACTCCGACTTCGAGTGACGAGGCGGCATGTTGATGATCAACCGCTTCAGCTCCCCGCGCGCCACGCGCTCGAGCTTTTCGGCAATGATTCGGTGGTGTCGGCCCTCGATAAAGTTCTCGTAGACGTGGTGGGCAAACGCCATGAAGCTGTCCTGCGCCTTATCGCGCAGGTCCAGCCTCTTTTTCGCTTCTGTCAGCAGAAGCAGCTCTTTGAGGGCTGCTTCTGGAAGTGTTTCGAGACTCATCGGACCTTTATGTCTTTCTTTCTGCTGCAGTGCTTACCCCCGCACCCAACCTTTCGGGGGTGTGTACCCTCCGTTGGGGGCGTTGAAGACTTCTCCTGTCGTGGGATTCACGAACCTAACGAACGCCTGCGTAGTGACACTGCCCGGAGGCGGCGGAATAAATCCTTCTGGCATGTCCCCCCACCAGGGCTCGAACCCAGCGTTCGGAGGAGTGGTCGGCAAAGTGCCGATCCCAAGAGAAGGCTCGTAACCTTGGGCTCTCCGCCCACCAACGGGCTGATAGAACGGAGCAACAATTGGACGGACCATTCCTGTACCACTTGTGGTGGGAATACAAGTGGTACTTCCGTCCGGGAACGTGTGGAGCTTGTACCCCGGAGGACAGGTCTTGGGGCCGGAGGGAGTGGGTGGGGTTGTTTCACCGCCGCCACCGCCCGTTCCCGTTCCCGTTCCCGTTCCCGTGCCCGTTCCCGTGCCCGTTCCCGTGCCCGTGCCCGTCCCAGTGCCCGTTCCCGTGCCCGTCCCAGTGCCCGTTCCCGTCCCGGTGCCCGTCCCGGTGCCCGTTCCCGTCCCGGTGCCCGGTTGAGTTCCGCCGCCCGGAGTAGGGGTCGTTGGAACCGTAGGGGTGACGGGCTTGGGAGTCTCCGGCGTGACGGGCTTGGGAGTCTCCGGCTTGGGAGTCTCCGGCGTCACTGGCTTGGGAGTCTCCGGCTTGGGAGTCTCCGGCTTGGGAGGCGTTGGGACCGTCGGTTTGGGGGTCTCTGGCTTGGGGGTTGTTGGAGTCGTTGGGACCGTCGGGGTGACTGGCGTCACTGGCGTCGGCGTGACGGGCTTGGGAGTCTCCGGCGTGACGGGCTTGGGAGTCTCCGGCGTGACGGGCTTGGGAGTCTCCGGCGTGACGGGCTTGGGAGTCTCCGGCTTGGGAGGCGTCGGCGTCACTGGCTTGGGAGTCTCCGGCTTGGGAACAACCGCCGTAATCCCGCCGCTGTCCGGGCGAGTGGTGGGAGGCTGTGGGGCAACCGCCGTAATCCCGCCGCTGTCCGGGCGAGTGGTGGGAGGCTGTGGGGCAACCGCCGTAATCCCGCCGCTGTCCGGGCGAGTGGTGGGAGGCTGTGGGGTGACGGCCGGAGGCGACGTCGGATTCGTCTTCGGCGGGAACATCTTGTCGAGCTGTTCTTCCGTCACAAGATCAACTTTTAGAGGGTCCTTTTTATCCAGTGTCAGGCGGCTGGTATTGTAGTCCAGCGCCGTTTCGAACTGAGAACTAGCGTTTACATCGCTTACAAGGTCCACGCCCGACGGGACCTGAACCGACTTAAAGCCGTTCTTGGTGGCCAAGTCCTGCATCTGCGCCATCGTCGGGGCTTGGTTAAAAGTCCCAATGACCTTGCCGCTGGGGTCTTTGACAACGACTGTCTGACCCGACGCACCCGTTGCGATGTCGAGGTTTAGCTCGTTTGATATGGTCAGGCCCGGGAAGAAGGTCCGGATGTTGTTGCTGCTGGTGAACGTAGGGGCGCTTTTCAAGGCGGCCTGAAGCGCGGCCTGCCGAGAGGTAGGCGTGGCACCTGCGGCAGTGCCAATCGTGGTAACCGCGCCCTTGATGGCCGGGGAGGGCTGGCCCGTGGCCGGGTCAACCAGACCAGCGGCCTGAGCGGCGTTGTTTGCGCGCAGCGCGTCGGTGGCGCTGAGCTTGCTGCCCTCGGGGAGACCAAAAGCCTTGGACATATTGGCCGAGACCGTCATGCCTTCTTTGTACGGTCCCAAGCCCGTGGTCGCCGAAGCTGGAGCCTCGGCCTTCGGGGCCGTAGAAACCGCCGTTGCGGCGGGGGTGGCCTTCACGTCGGCAGCGTTTGATCCGACGGCAACCTGCTGCGGCCCGGCCGGAGTAGCGACAGTGACTGTTCCGGACTTTGCGGGGGACGTGGCGCTTGCGCCTACGCCCGTGGTGCCAGAAGCAGCCCCCGTAGCGGTGATTCCGGGGGCGGGGGCTACCGTCGGAGCTTCGGGCTTCGGGGCTGTGGAGACTGCCGCGGCGGCAGGCGCGGGGGTTACCGCGGCGGCCGAGGACGTGGACGAAACAGTTTGCGGCCCGGCCGGGGTGGCAACCGTGGTCGGAGTCACCGCCTTGATCGGTTGGATGGCCGAGGGCTGAGAAAGCGTTGGAGCCGTGGTTGATACCGTCGGCTTGTTGGGTGTAGCTGCGGCGGCGGCCTTCTCAGCCGCAGCTTTTTCAGCGGCGGCAATCTTGTCACGAGTGGCCTTCTCGGCCGCCGCCTTGTCGGCCGCCGCCTTGTCTGCTGCCGCCTTGTCTGCTGCCGCCTTATCTGCCGCAGCTTTTTCAGCGGCGGCAATCTTGTCACGAGTGGCCTTCTCGGCCGCCGCCTTGTCTGCTGCCGCCTTGTCTGCTGCCGCCTTATCTGCCGCTGCTTTTTCTGCGGCGGCAATCCTCTCCCGGGCAGCCCTTTCGGCTGCCGCCTTGTCTGCTGCCGCCTTATCTGCCGCTGCTTTTTCTGCTGCCGCCTTATCTGCCGCTGCTTTTTCTGCTGCCGCCTTATCTGCCGCCGCCTTATCTGCCGCCGCCTTATCTGCCGCTGCCTTATCTGCCGCTGCCTTATCTGCCGCTGCTTTTTCTGCCGCTGCTTTTTCTGCCGCTGCTTTTTCTGCCGCTGCTTTTTCTGCCGCTGCTTTTTCTGCCGCTGCTTTTTCTGCGGCGGCAATCCTCTCCCGGGCAGCCCTTTCAGAGGCGGCCTTGTCTGCTGCCGCCTTGTCTGCTGCCGCCTTGTCTGCTGCTGCCTTATCTGCCGCTGCTTTTTCTGCCGCTGCTTTTTCTGCGGCGGCAATCCTCTCCCGGGCAGCCCTTTCGGCTGCCGCCTTGTCTGCTGCCGCCTTGTCGGCCGCTGCTTTTTCTGCGGCGGCAATCCTCTCCCGGGCAGCCCTTTCGGCTGCCGCCTTGTCTGCTGCCGCTTTATCTGCTGCAGCCTTGTCGGCCCTGTCTTTCGCCGCCTTGTCGGCCGCTGCTTTTTCTGCAGCAGCTTTGTTCGCCGCGGCCGTGTTAGACGAACCCTGACGGTCGCGATCTACGCTGGCGGTGTTACCCTTGCTGGACCCGGCAGAGGATGTGCCGCCCTTGCTGGACCCGGCAGAGGATGTGCCGCCCTTGCTGGACCCGGCAGAGGATGTGCCGCCCTGACGGTCGCGATCTACCGAGCCGCCTTTGCTTCCGCCCGAAGAGCCGCCCCTGCTGCCTGCACGGTCCCCCGCCGGGGGAAACGACCGAATCCCGGCCGGGCCGGGGATGTCAGCGCCGCCCAAGGCCTTCAGCAGCCGCCGTTCGTCCTTGTTGATGTAGGCCAGCATGTGGGGCTGTCCCGCAATCACCGCTTTCTTAGGCGCGACGACGGTTTTTGACTTGGTTTTCTGCCGTGCGGCATTGTCGGCCGCTGCGCGGGTCATGTCGCGGGTGCCTTTATTGGCTGCAGGCATGGTATTTTCCCTTTTTCTCGGCGATCTGGGGAAAAACCCCGCTCTTCCAGCCTAAGTTACCCTAATTCCCGCAGGCGTTCCACTGCAGTAGGGGTCGAACGGGCCTGCGGAAGCGCGAAAATGCCTTCCGGAGACGGCTGGGCCCCGGCTCCCGGACCTCGGGCGTTGAGCGCCGTCAGTCGGGCCAGTGCCGCGGCCTGTTCTTCTTGGTTCTCGGGGTCAAAACGCCCCAAAACGGAGCGGAGCAGGGCCTCGGTGTCCTCATCTTGCGTCGTCCCCATCATCAGCTCTTCGCTGGGCAGGGAGGAAGCAGGGACACCCATGGACAAACCGCCCGGAACGTCAGGCTGCATCGCGCCGCCAAGGATTTTTGAGACGTAGTTCTGGGTTTCTTGGAAAGGTGGGACGCCACCATACTTTTTCACCGCTCCTGCTCCCGCGTTGTAGGCGGACAGGGCGAGCTTGTAGTCGCCGCCGAACTCGTCAAGCATGGCCCGCATGTACTCCGCGCCGAAACGGAGGCCCTCTTCGGGGTCTGTCGGGTCCTCGATTGGGCGGACCCCGTACCCCGGATCACGGGCCGTGGCGGGCATGATCTGCGCGATACCGACAGCGCCCTTTGGGCTGACCGCATCAGGGTTCAACCCGCTTTCCTGCATCATCTGACGCACGAAGATTTCGGGGTCGAGCCCATATGCTCGGGCATAGGACGCTGCCAGTTCGCCGTAGTTCATGACTTACTTCTTCTTGCCTTTGACCATGCCGCCTTTGGCGCGCATGACAGGCCTGCCGCCACCAGTGGCAGAGCCGCCCTTCTTAGGGATAGGCATAAGCGCGTCATTCGGACCGTACATCATGCCCGGAGGCGGGGTTGCGCCGCCGCGACCGCGGCCACCGCCGCTCGGCGGCATAGGCATAGGCTTGGGCTTCGGGCCGGTGCCGGGCTGCCCGCCGCGCTTGGGCAGGTTGGCGATGAATGCGTTGTATTCCGCGACGGTTTCGCCGGGTTTCTTGGGACGAGGACGCATGTAGGTGTTCTCCTATCGAGGGGGATTAGTAGGTCCCGGAAAACTTAAATCCGGAAACCTGCTGCTTTCCAACTTCCGGCAGAGCTACGCCCTTGGTCCCCGGGTAGTCGAGCTCGGACATCTTGGCGTCGTAGTCGGCCGCCTTCTTGTCACCCGTCTTGACCTTGACGGTCTTCAGTTTGCCTACAGCTTTCATCACATCTGCCCTTTGTACTTGCCGCCGCGGCCAGCCATCACGCAGCCGCCGTCTTTGTACTTGACCATGCCGCCACCGGCTTTCCTCATGGGGTTGCCCATCGGACGGGGCGACTTGCTCGGAGCCGAAGGCTTCGACATGCGGTCCTGACGAGCGGCCGCGAGGTCCTGCTTAATGGCCTTGGCGTCAGCTCCGCCCATGGCGCGCTCAAGGTTCCTTTCCTTGGATTTTTGATCCTCCCGGTCCTCGCGGTCGACCTTTGCGAGATAGCCTTTGATCTCGGCGGCGGGGGTGCGGCGCGGGGGAGCTTTGTCCATGCGGCCGCTCATGTTGACTGGGTGGGGGGAGCCCTGCACCCCCGGCACCGTCATCGGGCGCGGGCGCTTTTCCAACGGCTTCAAGTTAGCACCGGGGTTAGTGCCCCCAGAGGCAGTAACTTTGATCTTGCCCTTCATGTCTCTCTCCGTTCGGTGGGAACCTCGTCCCAGTGACCAAGGTTTCGTGCAGCCTAGCACGATGGGCGCGGGCAATCAATAAAGGGCTGGTTCGAGGGGGTCGTTGTCCAGATAGCTTCCCTTGACGATGCCGCCTTTGGCGTAGGTGGGCATGCCCAGACGCTTGAGGGCCTCGACGAACTCGTCGGTGAACTCAACCGTGGGGACCATGTACTCCTGCCTGCGGTTTCCTACGATCTTTGACGTCGTAATCTCGGGCTTCCGGATGCCCGCCTCTTTGGCGAACTTTTTGAGCACCGCTTCGAGTTCTTTCTGGACGATATCGTCGTAGAACTTCGTCTGCCCCTCCAACGTCCCGCCGATGAACTTTTGTGCCTGCTCACCGGTCGTGACCGTCATGCGCCTTGCACCTTTGTTCACCGCATCGAGGAGTGACTGGCGCAGGCCGAGCTGTACCCATTTGCTGGTGGTTCCGACGTATGGCGCAGGGTGCTTGGCGTCGAACTCGTCCCGGGTTCCGTAACTTCCTGTGGCAGACACCTTTTCGGAAAGCGGTCGAATCGCTTTGTTAACTTCGACCTGCTCGTCCATTGCGGCGAAGAAACGTTTGTTACGTTTTTCAAACTGCTCGAGGGTCTCCCCGTCAAAGGTTTCTCTTAGGAGCTTACGTTCATTTTCAAGCTCGTTGCTCCTCGCAAGGAGCTCGTCAAGCTTGCTCCTCGCTGCCGTATACTCCTCGCGTGTTGGGTACAGCTTCTGACGAGCCTGCGCCCAGTCTGACTGGATTTCGCCGACGTGGTAGGTGTCTGGCTTGTCCGACCCCGGAGAGCGGAACAGGCCGAAGCGAGTGTGGAAGACAGGGGCGGTGCCGTCCGAAGAACGTTTGAAATGTCTGAAGGCTTGGGGTGGAGCGTCGGATACAGGGACCTCGAAGACGTTGGCCCCTATATCCTCGGCACCTTGTGGGAAGTAGGTGCTGTCAAGGAACGAAGGGTTGTCTTGGCTGTTTTTCAGCGTCCGAGTGCTGACGACCACGTCCTGAGAAACTTCGTCCGCCAGTCTGGCAAGGTCTTCCTTGCTAAACTGCCCGGACCTTGGGTCACTCAAGAACGACTCGAGCTGCTCCTCGGACATGGGGTTGTTTTGAGTTCCGGGGATTTTTGCCATAAGACGTTCAAGTTCTTCGGGCTTTGCACCGCGGTTCAGAAGCTGCGTCTTCAGGCTGTCGAGGTTGTCGTAGGACGGGCGATCCAACAGATCGACGGCCTTGCGCGTCGGGCTGTATAGGCCAGCGATGCCTTCGGCTTGGCCCACGGCCGGGCGGACCTCGAACGGCCGATTTGCGGCGAGGCGTCGTCTTCCGGTCTCCCTCAACTCGTCAAGCTGGGCTCGTGCCTCTTCGGCCTCCGTCTCGGTGAGCCCACCCCCGACTCTTAGATAATCCTCAAGGGCTCCGTACTCATCGGCCTCATCCGGCATAAGCCCCATAGCGTTGTATAGAGGGGCGTCAAAGTTAATGTCGTCTGGGTGGAAGTCCAGCATGTCCTCAACGGCGAGGAACGGTGCTTCGCCGGGGAGGTCAGGGACTTGGAAGGCTGGGTTGTCTTGGAAGTACGGACCCTCGACGGGGGTGACTGGAGTCTGACCAATGTCCGTGTTGGCTCCGGTCAGGAAGGCGATTCGGGCTGCACCTTCCGTGTCCGCGTTTTGTTGCTGACCCCAGCGCTCGAAGGTGTTAGTGGGGTCATATACCCCATCCTCGCCAAAGCGTTCAAAGGTCATGACGTCGAAGGCCTCTTCGTCCGTCAGAACGTCTCCGCGCTGCACCCGCTCGAGAAGGGACGGAAGGCGGTCAAGTCCGTCAGGCAGCCCGGCCGCCTCGAGGCGATCACGCTCGGCGGCAGTCACATCTCCGCCCTCGGCCTCCCTTAGCTGAAGCTCCCGGATAGGCGTCTGTCGGGCCAGCATCCGATCCTGCGCCGCCCAGTAGTCATCCCCCGGTTCGAAGTCATCCCCCGGATCGTATTCCGCTTGCCGCTCCGCCCGAAGTGCGTCCAGTTCGGCAATCCGCTCCTGCGCCCTGCGCTCTCCCCGGAAGGGCAAAGATGCGAGGCCCTTGACGCCCGTGCCCGCCAGAGCCGCGCCCGGGATAAGCCCGGACGCCGTAACTGCATCCCCGAACACCGACTCCCGGGCGCTCGTGACTTGGTCCTCGGACGCCTGATCGTAGCCAATGCCGTACATGCGCTTGAGCCGCGCGTCCAAATCCTCGGTGGCAAGGTTCTCCACGCTGTCGTAGATGCCGAACAGGAGTTCCTCGCCCGCGCCGATGGGGTCCGCAACGACCTTCTTCGCGCCCTCGTAGGCCGAGATGCCAGCGTTCTTCAGAAAGCCGATCTCGTCCGCATTGAACGCCTGCCCCAGCTGCTCCCCGGCAGACAGGTAGTCGTTGTCCAAGCCGATGATGTTGTCGAGCAGAAGCTCGGAGTAGGTCAGACCCTTCTGGGGCGGGGTTGCCGCCCGAGCGTTTTGGTATGCCGTCATGCGATTGGGGGCCATGCCTAAAGCTCCAAGGTCCGTGGTCCTTGGAACTATAGCAGCCCGGCAGGGGTTTCTCAACGAAGAAGACCCGCCGCGGCAGCGACGGGTCTTCAAGCCTCAACGCCGGGAGGAGGAGGACCGGCGGAAACTTTCCCCGCGGGAGAACACAGGGCGTGGCAGAACTATATCATACCAACAAGCTGCTTGTATAGCTGCAAAGCGTCCACCTCCTCACGGAGTTCCTCCGCGTCCCTCTGGCGTTCTTTGACCAGCCGCTTGAGCGCCCGGATGTTGTAGCCCTTGCTCTTTGCGACAGTGTAGATGTCGCTCTCGTCACGCGACGCATCCTTCTTCTGCTCGATGGCAGACTCGATCTGAGCAAGCATCTCCTTCAGCTCCCGCTCCGCCGTGTCGTTCGCCCGCTGGTTATGGGCAGCGAAGTCGGCGTCTTCTTTGTACTTCAGTGGCATGTCTCTCTCCTCAGATTGCTACGCCCGTGACCTCGACGTCCTGCTCGTCAACAGGATCGTAAGTCATGGCAAAAATATCAGGCTTGCAGGGATACAACTCACCCTTCACGCCGCAGATGATCCAGTCGCCCGGCGAAACAATGTGTTCCCCCTCCAGCGTCGTAACCACCAAAGTTTTCCCGTCCTTGAAGTTTGGGCAGAGAATGTCGTCGATGATCGCGTTCCGCACCCACTTGGGCAAAGACTCCGACATGTCGAACTGGATGTTGTACACATCACCCTCGAGCAGAGTTAAGCGCTCAAACTGCACCGCCTCGATCATGACAGGCTTCTTGCGGAAAAGTGGCATGGACAAAGCTCCTTGGGCCGCGGTTCTATTTCAGTGGTAGTCTAGGTGTTGTTGGTTGTCAACAAGTCCGAATGAAATTAGGTTGTATATAATTTGTGCGGGACTTGGTACTTGGGCCTTGGCCAATGGATTTAGGGACGAATGAATTTGTAAAACCAGTAATATACCGGCCGCCGGGCGGAACCACCCCCAAAAAGGGGGGTCCCCCTCATCCGCATTGAGCGGATTTCGGTGGACTTTGGGTCCAGTTACCCCGGGAGCGCTGGCCCAAGGGGAGAGGTGAAAGTAAGGTGAAAGTATAACCCCATGCCAGTCGCAGCATAGCTGCGCAGCATGGGGACTTGCCATTGCCATGGCAAAGTGGAAGGCCCGCTGTTAACCGCGCCCGGGGGCGCGGGCGGGCCTGTCTTCTATCTATCATCAAACGACCGTCCCACCATGCTCCGCCCCGAGCCATCTTACCATATCACCCAGTCGCATTGCCGCCGCCAAAAGGGCGACGGCCCTGCGACATCGAAAAGTCAACCCCGCAAGGGGGTCGATTCACCTTTGCGCATATCAGTTCTTCTTGGGTGTTGGTCCGCTGTTAACCGCGCTTCGCAGGCTCAGCGCGGGCGGACCAAGATCAGTTGCAAGAACAGACATGCACAAAGCCGAATCTTGACTTTTCAGGGTGCTATGTTCGCGAAGGGGCGTTCTCGCAAGGTGGGAACGACCGTTCGATGATCGACGGTCTAACTCGAAGAAGGAAACGGCAAATGACAAACATCAACGCACAAGCACTCCACGGCGCAGTCTTGGCACTGCAGTTCCGGCTCAAGGCTCGGGACTTCATAGACCCGGAGGTGTCGCTCTCGGTCTCGACCAAGGACTGGCGGAAGACCTGCATCGAGGTCAGCTTCAAGGTTCGGGACGACTCGCAGTACACCTACAAGTCCTTCTACGGCGACGACGCGGCGCTGATCTCGGACAGCCTGACCGAGGCTCACACCTACGTTGACGGCCTCAAGTCCAAGACCGAGCTCGAGCACGAAGAGTTCATGCTGATGCTGGGTCGCGTCATGGATCGGGCCAAGGACATGGGGATGGACGAGCACTTCATCAACCCGCTGACGGACATGATGAAGCGTCTCGCATCCAACGCACTTGAGCACCACGCTTAATCTCAACAGGGGCGGCGGCAACGTCGCCCCACTCACACAGCAGGAGCACACTATGACACAGTTCACTTTCCACACCGACCCGTCGCACGGCTGGCTTGAAGTTCGCGTCGCGGACCTTGACACTGTCGGCCTCACGCCCAGCGACTTCAGCGCCTACAGCTACCAGCAGGGCGCTGTCGTATACCTAGAGGAAGACTGCGACGCGCCGGTCTTCATGCACACCTACGAGGCCAAGGTCGGCCCGATGTCGGTGGTCGAGAAGTACTCGCACTACACGCACTGGATCAGGTCGCTGCCTCGGATCGAGGTTGTCGTGGACGACGGCGACCTGCCGTTCTGACAACAACGCCGGGGGCAGCGATGTCCCCGGCCCAACCCGGAGAACAACATGACAACGATTATCGACCCTACCGACCCGACGACGCAGGCGCTGTTCTTGAAGCTGCACCTCAAGATGATGGCTTTAGGCCTCAAGCACAGCAAAATGTCCGGCAAGACGCTGCTGGCCAAAGTATCCGCACTGACCGGGTGGGAATACAAACGCGGTCAATACCTACTGGCACTCGACGACCTCAACAAACTCACGGAGCAAAACAATGGCTAACCCCTTCGCAAAATCCCGCAAGACCGACGCACCCTACGCCATCTATCAGGCACCGGGCGGATGGGAGTGGCGGGTCCTCAAGACCTACAAGGCACCCGCAAACGAGCTCAAGGACCGCTACGCCCGCTGGATGGTCGCGGCCAAGTCGGAAAACACTTGGGGCAGCTTCGAGATGGGCGACACCTACGCCAACGAGATCATCACCTACGGCAGGCTCGTCGCAGCCACGCCGGAGTGGCTCGAGGCCCACGGCAAGCGCTCCAACATCGCAGGCACCATCGAGCGCCTCGGCTAACAACCTCGGGGCGGCGGCAACGTCGCCCCACTCACACAACGGAGAACGGAAATGACACAATACCACGCCGTAATGCTGGACGAGACGGGCTGCGAGTTCGGCCACACGTTCAACGCAACCTGTCGCGAGGCCGCTTGGGCCTACGTTCAGGAAGAGTTCCCCGAGTCGCGCTGCGTCCAGATGGAAGACGACAGGGACACCGCCGAGCGTCAGAATGCGATCTACCAGCGGATGGCCCGCGAGATCGACGGGTCGGATGACTACTGGGAGGAGGACTGACATGGCAAAGAGAACAGGCTTCGTCGAAGAGAACTGGAACGGCCGCGTGCGCCGGTTCGTCACCATCCAATGCGACTGCGGCACGCACCTGACCCTGCACGACAGCTGGGCCAACGAGTGCAACTGCGGCACCGAATACAACGGCGGCGGCCAGCAACTTGCCCCACGCAGTCAGTGGGGCGAGGAGACAGGCGAACGGTTCTAGGACAGAGCGGCCCGGGCAACCGGGTCGCTCTACGACCTTTTAAAATGGAGTGCGCTAGTCGCGCACAAGCCATAGTGAAACGGAGCGCGTTCCGCGCAAGCGGTCAGCGGGCCTCTTGCTTACGCACGAGACCCGCGGTCCGAGGCCCTCGTTCCTCGGGCCTCGGACGTGGAAAAAGCCGCGCGGGGCCGCAGAGCCGCAGAGCTTGCGCAATATTTAAAAAGCGCGCCGGGCCGCAGAGCAATAAAAGAACCGCGCCGGGCCGCAGAGCCCCGGACCCCGGCCCCCGGACCGCTGCGCAATGTGAAAAGCTCCGCGGACCGGGGGCCTTTGTGCTTGTGCAAAACAAACAAGTATGCTAGGTTTCTCAGGCATCGGGGCTTGAACCTCGGGCCTTTGGCAAATGGAAAACGGAGAACGGCAAAATGAAAAAAGGTCTTGGCAAGCGGGCGGGGGAAACAATTTCTTCTGGCATCATCTATCGGGGGCCGTCGCTGATCGACGGCGCGCCTATTGTCGTGGTCGCGGTCTATTCCAAGCGGAACAAAAAGACGGGCGGCATGGTGCAGACCTACATCATTCGGGAAGATATCAACCCGCTTGAGGCCAGCAAAACCGGGGCCGATATTTCGATCTGCGGAACATGTGTGCACCGGGGCACCGCGACGGCGGACCCGGGCGCAAAACAAGCAAAAATGCGCACGTGCTACGTGGTGCTCGGGCAGGGGCCGCTTGTTGTTTTCCGCGCCTATCATCGGGGCCTGTATGCGCCCGTCGATCCGGCCGCTATCGGGCGCGGCCGCATGGTCAGGCTTGGCACCTACGGGGACCCCGCCGCCGTGCCGTCGCATGTATGGGATTCGCTTTTGTCTGAGGCCGCAGGGTGGACCGGATACAGCCATCAATCGGGATATCGGCCAGAAATTGTCATGCAATCGGCCGACACCTACGGGCAAGCGCTGATCTTCTGGCAAGCCGGGGCGCGCACGTTCCGCGTGGTGCAGAACGTCTCAGAAATCGATCCTTCCCGGGAAGTGCTTTGCCCGGCCAGTAAAGAGGCGGGCAAGCGCACAACGTGCGAAGCTTGCAAGCTTTGCGCCGGGCTTGCGACACGGTCGCCTAAATCCGTTGCTATCGTGCAGCATTGATTTGCCGCGCCGCGCCCATATCCGCCCGGGCGCGGCCACCTTGCCCCCGGCCCTCACGGGTCGGGGGTCTTTTCCGTTCCACCCGCAGAGCGCAGAGCCGCAGAGCTCCGCTCAGCGTTCAGCCGCAGAGCGTCGGCGCAGAGCAGGCGCAGAGCATCGGCCATGCTGTCAGACTCGATCAGCGCGGGGCCGCAGAGCAGGCCCGCAGAGGCCGTAGGAGAGGGCGCAGAGGCCCTCCATATTTTGACGTAGGGTGGGTGCGCAAAGCCGCAGAGCACGTATGAGAGGCCACCGCATGAAGCCTGCCGCGCATGCCAAGCAGCCTGTTGCGGGCGCAGAGAAACGCCATCTGTTTTCGAGGCTTTCAGTTCGACCCAAAAGCTCACCCCGGGGATACAAATATGCACGTCAGGAATACCGCCGCCGTGGCGGTTCTCAATCCTCGTCGCGTGACACTTCGGGGGCAGATATTTCCGCATATTTGCCCACACCTTTGCTTCTGGTCCGGCCACTGGGCACCTCTGTGTATTCGGCATCGACGATGAAAGCCTGCGGGTATTTCTGCTGCAACTCCGCAAGGCGGGCGGTGATCTGGTCGCGTGTCATCTGGTCGATGGTGTTGACGTTCTCGCGACGGTCAACCGTCAGGCCCCCGAGTGCCGATCTGATCTTCTCCGCGTTGATGGCGGCAGAAAACTGGCTGGCCTCTTCGGCCCCGCGCGACAGCTTGTACAGCCGTTCAAGCTGGCCGGACAGGCTGACACCGTACAGCCGCTCCTTCTCGTCCCGAAGCTGGGAGATGTATCGGGGGATATGTGGGAAGGACGACCCGTTCAGTAGCTTGGTGGCAATGTCGCTGGCAGCGTTGGGGCTGTACCCCGCCTGCCTCGCGCATTCGGTGGCCGTCAGCCTGCCTTCGACATACAGTTCGCAGAACGTGCGCTGCCTGACAGTGATCTCCCGGCCGTACTCTTCCTCAAGCTCAAGCTCGAAGGCGGACTTCAAGAGAGGGGCAGCATCGACCGTCTTGTCAAACTTCGCACGGGGCACAGGTCCCGGCTTTTTACGCTCGGCCATGTATCAACCTCCAACTTGTGGTATTCCCACAACTCTACAGCGTCAAAAGCGGGCTGGCAAGGTGGGGCAAAGTCGAGTTTCCCTTATAGGCCCGTGGCTCCCAGCGTCATTTCAACCGTTTCAACAACGCTCAGGGGCAGGGCAGGGTAGAGAAGATGGTGTTTTCATTTACGAATGCTGTCCAAGTGTAAAAGAACAAAACATGCCTGTAAATGCTGAAAACCCTTATTTATAAGGGTGAAATGACTGTCATTTACACCAAATAGTTTTTTTTCCTCAAATCAACGCGGGCTTCACACTCACGCTGGGGTCTACGGCCGTATTAGGGAAACTCGCGAAGCACCAAGGCCCAAGGCCCAAGGCCCGAGAACCACCCTTGACGAACCCGTCTCCATCAACTAATTACAAACTACAAACTATGACAGCATGAGGTATGAGCATGTCGGCACTATCTTTGAAGACCCCGATTGACTCGGAGATTGATCGTGGCCTGAGCTTCTTGAAGTGGAAGGAGCTACAGCGTTATGCTGTGAAGGGGTTCAACGAGAAGCTGGAGCTTACCTTTGACGAGCGTGACGCCTCGATCCTGCGTGTGGACTACTCGATCATCGACGACCTTCTTCCCGGCGACAGCCTTTACATACACCCACGCTACGGGGTTGCGCAGGCTCGTGCCGCGGCTTTTAGCAAGGCCAAGAAGCACGGGTGGGCGGTGATGACCCGGAAGGATTACGAGAACGACATCCCCGGCATCCGCGTCTTTCGCATAGCCTAGACCCATGCTTCTCCTAATCTCCTCCGACCACCGCATCCCTGCCAGCAAGGCTTTGCGTCGTGCGCGTCTTGAGCATGGCGGCGACCTGCCTCCGCCTCCGGGCTTTACCCACACTGTCGAGGTATTGGGCGACGACCCCACGCTTGGCTTTGGCGCTGTCTTGGACGCCATGGTGGTGGGGGAGAGCGTGTTTGTCCCAGTGCCGAGGACCGAGGAGAACGGGCATCGGGCCCGGATCATGAGCGCAGCGCGTCGCAGGCAGGTTGCCGTGTTGACGCGGTCGGGCACTGAGGGCCAGACGTATGGCATGCGGGTCTGGCGCTTATCCTGACCCCTTGACACCCTCACTTGTTTATTTTACACAAGTACCACCTAAACCTTAAACCAGAACGGAGAACCAACATGCCTGACACCATCAATCTATCCCTGTCCGTCGCCTACGCGCAGGTGATCATCGACTGCCTCGACAACGACATTGAGCTGAGCGGCAGCGGCTACCCCAATTTCCGGGACGTGGGCGAGATGACCTTCTACCTGCGCCGCGCGGAGCTACGGGAACTGCTGTGGGCAGCGATTCGGGAAGCCAACGCTGCCGAAGAGGACGTGTACGTCAACGCTTGCGACGACGGGAACTGCGAGTGCCGCAAGGCCAGCGTATTCCCTAACAACATCCGCAGCGGCTGCGCTTGCAAGGAGACCGCGTGATGGACAGAAATTCGAAAACCCTCGTCGATCCGGGCGACGGCTGCAACAGGTTCTGCGTCTACATCAGGACCGCTGCGGGGCCTTGGCCGGACAGCATTGCCATCCAGCAGATAAATGGTGGGGAGCATGGCGAAGACTGGCTGACGGACATTGTGCTTTTGACGTGTGAGTCGCATACGCGCAGGTTACTTCGTGCCCTCAAGCGCAAGTCTCGGGTGTTCCGGACATTCAAGGATCAGGGGGGGACGATCATCGGCAGGGCGTCCGATGTGGGGCAGCTTTTGGTGTATACTGAAGACGGCGCGTTTGCCTGTATTTACGTGGAACAGCACGAAGACGCCCTGTATCTGCAAAGCCCTTTGCAGGTGCCTATGCTGATCGAAGCGATCAAGGGTTACGCTGCCGTGCTGGGCTGGGAGGTGGATTGATGCACTGGAATTACCGCCTTGTGAACACCCCGTCCGAGAACGACGGAGAGGATTGGTTTGTGCTGAAGGAGGTGTACTACAACGACGATGGCACCCTGATGGGGTACGCTAGCGCATGCGTCGGCGGGGACACTCTCGACGAGGCCCGCCACGTCTTCAACAAGTACATCTTCGAGGGGGTGGGCAAGCCTGCCCTGCATGAGGATGACTTCAAGAACGCAAGCTTCAAGGAGGTGGAGTGATGCGCTGGCTGTTCATCTGGATGAACGAGGACCTCAACATGGCGTATGAGGTTTATTCCTGCCCAACCAAGCTTGAGGCCGCGCTGCGGTTCAAGACTGACCACCCTGAGGACTTCGCCTTCGCAGTGATAGGCGGAGAGGACTTTGGCGTAGAGGAGTTTCACGCATGACCCACTTCAAACCCTGCCCGGAGTGCGAGGGCCAAGGTTCGGTGCTCTACGAGCGCGTCCACAGCCACAACGTCGGCCGCGACGTGGGCTTCATCGAGGAGTACGAGGACGCTTGCGAAAACTGCGGCGGAGACGGGCAGATCGAGGACGACGATTACGACGAAGAGGAGGGCGATTGGCTCTACCACAAGCTCAAGGACGAGGAGATGGATCATGACTGAATACAAAGAGCTCGGATATCTTGGCGACGGTGTTTACCTGTCCGACGACGGGTATCACCTCTGGCTTGCCGTAGGCCATCACGAAAGCAAGGTGGTAGCGCTCGACCCCGACGTGGCTTTGGCTTTGGTTCAGGCCATCCTGAAGCACCACTACAGGTCCGTGATCAAAGAAGGGGTGCTTGTGAGATTGGTGGGGGAGAAGTCAGATGGCTAAGTGGGAACTGGACTGCACAGCCGAGAACCAAGGTCCGAGGCCCGGGGAAATCCGCGTGGTAAACTACGTGGACGGTGAGACGGTGCCTGTCGATGCCTTCGGCAACAAGGGCAACCCCATCGCCCTGTTCAGGCACCGCATCGAGCAGTTCTGGGACGGCACGTGGGCAGAGATCAAGGTCTACCATGAAGAGGGCGACGTGCTGCGGGAGGTGAAGCAATGACCAAGGTCCGAGAGCCAAGCTCCATCGTCGAGATGGCGGAGCTGTGCCGTCTGGCGCAGCCTCTGGTTAAGTACATGGAGGGGGTAACACAGGACGACATCGACAATGCCGAAGATGTGCTTGACGCACTGGGGGCGTGTGACTTCTACCAGCTTGACGACAGCGTCGTTCGGGCGGTTGACCAAGTGTATGAGCAAACATACGGCGGGAAGACCACTGACGAAATTATCTTGGACGCGGACTGCCGCCTGCCGTCAAACATTTGCGCGTTCTGGTCTCCCGGCTCCAAGATATCTTTCACGGGAAGGGCAAGCAACCTGCCGTTCATGTACCTTGCCTTTGCCGACCCCGATGGATCAGGGAAGAACCTAGTGTTTCTCATATCCCCGTACTTTGGGGCCGTGTTTATGGGATCGTATCAGGTCGGCGTGGAGCAGCCTATTCTTATTTCTGGATACACGGCTGGGATGGACGAGACGCAGCAGCAAGTCCACACCATGAACGTCCTGACCGTCGCAACGATGTGCTCTCTCCTGAACCAGCCCTCGTTCACCAAGCGTGAGCCCGCAGGGTCGAGGCAAGAGCGCCGCGCTGCCAAGCGCAACGGGGGGTACGCCACTGACGCATGGCACAAGATTACGTGGAACATTGGCGAAGAGGTCAAGGCCAAGCTCACCCGCGACGAGCCTGTGCGCTGCATGCCACTGCACTATACCCGTGGTCACTGGCGCAGGGCCGAGGAGGGCTGGAAGAATACCACCCAGCGGAAGGACGGCCTCTGGTATCAGTGGATCGAGGGCTTCTGGTCGGGGCACCCGGCCTTTGGCATCAAGAAATCGTATCACGCACCGAAGATGGGGAACGCAGCATGACCAAGGTCCAAGTGCCGAGAACCAAGAGCCACATCAACGAGCGCGAGGTTGTGCTGGTCACGCCCAAGACGGGGATGCTTTTGCAGATTCCTTTGCTACCTCAGAGCGAGGCTGGTCTGGCCGCGCAGCAGGAGTATGACGAACTGAAGCGTCTGTTTCAGGAGATCGTGGATCACCTGAACGCAACAGTGGGAGACGCAGCATGACCGACCGCACCCTCACCCCCGAGGTCTACGGCGACTTCGGGCTGTTCATGGAACAGATGGGCCTGCGGCCCAAGCACATCGAAAATACTAAGACAACCCCCCAGTCTAAGGTTTATCCCAAGGCCGAGACCAGCGACTGGTACAAGCAAGGCAAGGAGTGCCCGTTTTGACGAGCCACGAAGAGAAGACAAAGATGATCGAGGCGGCGTTTGAGTGCCTGCCCGACGACATGAAGCCGGACGAGCTTTCTGCCCTGCTTCTGACCGTTGTGGACGCCTACATGGGCGACGACAGGTCGGTTGCCCTGAGCTTGCTCTTGACCACGACGATGGTCTACGCCCGCTCGATTGGCATGCCTGACAAAAAGATGGCCATCGTCCTGCGGGGCGCGGCCGAACATTTAGAAGAACCAGAAACCAAGAAAAAGGTACACTGACCATGGAAAACGAACACGACAAGCGTCTCGCCTTCGATCTGGAAGACATGCGCGAGAGCGAGGTTCTCGTCTACTCTGTCTCCTTCTCCGGCAACGCCTATGGCCGAGACACGAGCGGCAAGAACCAAGGTTCGATCTTCTTCCACAAGAGCCAGACGGAGAGGTTTGACATCAAGCCGGGGGACACAGTGCGGACCCGCTACATCCCCAATTACGAGGACCGTCGGCAGGACGTGCCGTGGCGGACGATCTACATCTTCCCGCAGCAGACCCAGCATGAGGAGCGCGGGATCGCAGAGCTTGTGCCCGTGCCGCCCCCTGCGCCAGCCCCTGCCCCAAAGAAAGAGGTTGGCACGCCCGACCTGAAAACTTTGGTCAACGACTTGGTTCTGGAAGGGCAGGTGTGGACGAGCCGCGAGGTTTTCTACAATCTCTTCAAGCGGGACATCGACTACAAGAGGAACGAGGACAAGCTCAACGCCGCCACGATTGGCAATCACCTGCGGGCGCTGTGCCGGGCGGGAAAGATGCACCGCATTGAGATGTTCCGTCATGACGTGGACATCGCACATGCCGTCTACTTCTCTGTCGATCTCGACGCGCTGAAGCCGGAGGGCTACTGACATGTTCTTCCTACGCAAGAGACAAGAGACCATGCCGCACAGGGACGTGCAGGCAGAGGCGGCATTAGGGATCAACAATGCGGCATCCGTGCTGCCGCCCAAAAGGTTTATGGACTTGGTCTACTGGGCCATTATGACCAACCGCCAGATCAGCACTGAGGACATGGACGCGCTGGCCAATCGGCTGTCGCGGGCAGCTTGGGAACGGGGTCGGAAATGAAAGAACTGACAAGCGAAGCCCAACAGGGCGCGATCCACCTGAAGTGGGGCTTCCTGCCTGTGTTTATGGTCCGTGTGGCGGTGCCAGACTGGGGGGTGGGACGGTGGAAGTGGGGTCGCTGGCGCTATGCGCGGCTGACTGAGGTAGTTGACCTAAACTCAAGGCTCATGGGAACATGGAGGGACTGACATGAGTGACAACCCCGTTCAACGGTGGCACGCCCACAACCCCGCCGCCACGCCCACGCACGCCGATCTCAAGAAGGGAGCGGCATATGCAGTGGGCTTTGCGGACGGTCATAAGCAAGCCGACCGCATCGAAGCCCTGACCGAGCAACTCGAAGCCGCCCGTGCTGACGCCAAGGAGGCCGAGGCCTATGCGGAGGAGCTGGAGGCTATGAACAAGAACCAAGAGGCGATGATCCGTCAAGCGGACCGCAGGGGTGATGCTCTTGAAGCCAAGCTGGCGAAGGCGGTGGAGTTGCTCAAGGAGGCGCGGCAAGACCTTGAGGAGTATGTCACCCACGAATGGCCGAAGGACGAGCATCCAGTCTACGAGCGTAAGTGGGAGCGAGACATGGAACTGTGCCGCCGCATTGACGCCACGCTGGCCGAGATTGAGGGAGAGCAGACATGACTGACGAAAGACTACTCGCCCGACTGCGGGGTCGCGGCAACAAAGACACCATCGCTGCCGCCGACCGCATCGAAACCCTGACCGCCAATCTGGCGAAGGCGGTGGAGGCGCTGCGGGAGATTGCGGGTGAGTGCGGTTGCTCAACAGCCCGCGCCATCATCGCCGAGATTGAGGGAACCAATGCCCCGTGAAGCCAGCAACAGCCCCGGAGCGAGGGCCCTGAGGCTGGCTGGGTATGTGAAATGCCCGGCTTGGTGGCTGACACAAGAGCAGTTCGAGCTGCTACAATACATGGCCCGGCAGAACCTGCCGGACATCAACCGTATCAAACAAGAAGCAGAGGACCGGAATGGCTGGTAGGAAGATCATCACGCGCGACATGATCATTGCGGCGCGAGACAAGGGCTGGAGCGTATCGTTGACCGCGGCCCACTATTCGATGCATCGTAGCTCGATTGACGCTGCATGTGAGCGCTTCGGCATCGCGCTGCCGCTCAGCAAGTACGCACCCACGATGCCGTCCAAGACGAAGCCCAAGCCAGACGAGCAGGTCAGTGACAAGAGGACCCCGGCCCTATGGTCGTGCAGCCCCGCCGCCATCCAAAGAGCACTTGAAGCTGCCGGAAAGCGCGGCTAAAAAGATTGCGAGGGGCGCACACGAAACCTGCGGTTTTGTCTTGGTCGAAGGTCAGACTGCGCTACGGCTCACCATCCACCATCGCGCCCCTCGCGATACCCAAAACCGAAGAGCCTTGTTTCCTGCTCACAGGACAGCTATAACCCTGTCATAAGCTGCTTGTTGGAGGCTACACACGATGGCCAATAAAGGTCTTGTCTTTCGGAATGTGGCCGTCCCCGAGGACGACCACAAACTTCTTGCCATCATCGCCGAGAAAGAGGACCGCTCTATGGCTCGGCAACTCGCCGTGATGATCCGCGAAAAGTACCGCGCGATTCAACCGGAAGAGGGTAGTATGGCGGAGGACATGGCGGTAGCTTCGGAAAAGAAATGACGAGAGCGCCGAGGCGCTCCCGACACAGCTCTTTGAGCATGATCTCGCAGAAGAACACCTCGAGCCCGCTGTAGTAGCTCATGTGTTCGAGGGCATCGTCCCTCGTCCGATCCCCAAACTTGTACTCCAGCACCGCCTTCATGAACTGCCAGTGGGCCATGAGGTCGTCGCCTGTGATGTTGTCCAGCTCGGCTAGAGTTGCAGCCATTTGCGCGCCTCCTCTCTGAGGACCTTCGCCCCAATGTCGATCTTGTTCCTCAATGCTGCCACAATCTTCTCGTCCACCGTTTTCTCGGTGATCAGATCGATGTAGGTGACCGGGTTCTTCTGCCCGATCCTGTGCGCCCGATCTTCGCTTTGCAGCCGATGTTCGAGGTCAAAGGAGTTGGCATAGTAGACCACGAGGTTCGCCTCCGTCAGCGTCAGACCATAGCCTGCCGTGGCTGGGTTGCCTATGAAGAAGCGCAGCGGATGCCCGGGGTTCTGGAAGTTTCGCACGATGTCGTTGCGCTCCTCGTCCGAGGTGTCCCCGAAGTAGGCGGCCGCCACCTGCGGGCCGTACTCTTTGCGAAGCGCCTCGGTGATCGAGATGATGTCGTGCCGGAAGCGAGACCAGATGATGGCCTTGCCATCGTGCTCCTCGAGTATCTCGAGCAGCGCCTCCATGCGGTTCGACTTGAAGGTGACGAGCTCACCCTCGTCCGTCTTGAGGTGGCCGGACAGCACCTGTTGCAGGCGGAGAAGCTGCGTGATCACGACAGGGGTAGACACCAGCTCTGTCCCGTCGATCAGGGTGAACGCCTCCTTCCTAATCTCCTCGTACATCTTCTGCTGCTCGGGCGTCATCGTCACGTAGCGGGCGCTGTAGGTTTTCTCCGGCAGGTCGAGGCACTCTTTCTTCAGGACCCGGTAGGCGAAGCTGTCGATCCGATGTCCGAGCTCCTCCAGATTGCGGTAGCCGACGATCTGTTCGAAGCTGTGTGCTCCCATCTTCCGCTTCTGCGTCACAGCGTACCGCCCTTGGAAAGCGTAGTAGCTGTCGCAGCCCAAGAGCCGAGGTCCGAGGAACTCGCATTGCGCGTAGATGTCCATGGGCGACTTGGTCACAGGCGACCCCGTCAGCAGCCGACGGTACTTGAACATCGAGGCGATCTTGACGAGGGCCTTGGTCCTCTTGGCTTTGTGGTTCTTGATGGTGGTCGATTCGTCGATGCCGATCAGACCTCGGGCCCCGAACTTCTTGCCCAACCACTCGCCTGCCTGCTTGCCCTTGAGGGCAGAGAAAGCTTCGACGTTCATGACGAAGAGGGTCAGGCCCCCGAAGAACTTGCCGACCGACTTGATCTCGGCCTCTTGTTCCTTGTTCGCAGTGGACACCCAGCGAATCACCCGCTTCTCCAACTCGTCGGGCATGTGCTCTGGGATTTCTTTCGACACCCAGTTGCGGTACACGCCTTTGGGTGCAATGATCAGGGCGAAGTCTATCTTGCCCTCGAGGTACAGGTTGCTGATGGTGTCGATCAGCACCTTCGACTTACCAGTGCCCATCTCCATGAAGAATCCATAGGACTCCCGGTCGAGAGAGCGTTCGAGCGCCGTCACCTGATGGGCGTATGGCGTCGTCTTAAAATTCAGCTTGACAGTCATGGCATATCCTCCGATATACTGCATCTACAACAAGACGACTTGTTGATCAACCACAAACCTGAAGAGGATATACTTGTGACCGACATCTTCGACGACATCTTCAGCGAAGCCGACGCGCTGTCAAACGTGGGCACCCAAGAGACCAAGAACCTGAGCGACCTCGTCCGCACGTTGCGGCAGGTGGACAAGGACATCGAGAAGGTGGAAGCCGATCTCAAGGCCTTGAAGCAGGAGCGTCAGAAGCTCACCACCGAACTGATCCCCGGCGTGATGGACGAGATGGGCGTTGACCGCCTCGACGTTGACGGCGTGGCTGTGACACGCAAGCTCATCGTGTCGGCCTCGATCTCTGAGGACAACCGCGAGAAGGCCTTCGGCTGGCTTCGCGACAACGGTCTGGACGACATCATCAAGAACGATGTGACGGTGTCCTTCGGACGTGGCGAAGACAACGCTGCCAAGAACGCTGTCGGCATCCTGCGTGAGCAGGGCTTCGACCCCGAAATCAAGACCCACATTCATTCCCAGACGCTGAAGGCTTTTGTCAAAGAGCGTGTCGAGGGTGGCAAGCCCATCGATCTCGACATGTTCGGTGCATACGTCGTCAACGCTGCTGATATCCGGAGGAAATAATCATGACCACTGCTGTGGCAAAAGCCAACCAGACCGCCCTGTCCAACGAAGTGATGGACGACATCTTCGGCATGGCGGGAGAGGGCGCAGCCTTCGACTCGTCCGAGATGCAAATCCCGTTCGTGCGTGTGGCGCAGTCCCTGTCTCCGCAACTGAACAAGAAGAAGCCCGAGTACATCGAAGGCCTCTCCACTGGCGATGCGTACAACACGCTCACCGGGCAGATGTGGGCAGGCGAGAAGGGGCTGGTCATCATCCCCTGCTACCAGACCACGAAGTATCTGGAGTTTGTCCCTCGCGAAAGCGGCGGCGGGTTCCGGGGCGAGATCAACGCCAACGATCCGATCCTGCAGCGCACCAGCCGCAACGGCAGCAAGGAAATCCTGCCGACAGGCAACGAGTTGGTGAAGTCTGACCAGCACTTCTGCCTGATCGTAGACGAAGACGGCATGACCCAGCCCGTTGTGGTTGACATGAAGTCCACGCAGCTCAAGGTCTCGCGTCGCTGGAAGACGCAGATCGCCATGCAGAAGATCAAGCATCCGACGACGGGTGCCATCATTACCCCGCCAGTGTTCGCTACGATGTGGCTCCTGACAACCACGGAAGAGACCAACGACAAGGGCGACTTCTACAACTGGTCCATCGACAAGGTCGGCACGGTCGATACCCGTGACCTTCTGGTTGAGGCCAAGAATTTCCGCGAGAGCATCATGCGCGGCGAGGTGAAGGCGCAAGCCGAGAACCATTCCGAGGGCGGCGGCCGAGACGATTCTATCCCGTTTTAGGCTTGATACGGTGTCAAGCCTGAGTTAGGCTTGACACCTTATAACCTATGGAGGGAATCATGGAAGAAGAGTGGCGACCTGTGCCGTCGTGTCCGGGGATGCTTGCCAGCAGCCTTGGCTTTATAAAGCTCCCCGAAACAACTGTGGTGCTGCGAAGTGGCGTTGTCCGCACGTACAAAACAAAGCCCGTTTTAGGAGTGAAGACAAGGTCCTCAAAGACCGCCAGACACTGTTACTACGGTATTCGGACACAGTCCTTTGGGCAGAAGAAAATCCATCGGCTGATCTGTGAAGCCTTCTATGGTCCGCCTCCTTTTCCGAACGCCGTTGTAATCCATCTGGACGAGAACGCCCTGAACAATAGGGCGGACAACCTTCGCTGGGGGACACAAAAAGAAAATCTAAACATGCCCGGATTCACGTCTTACTGCCGAGAGAGAACAGGCGAGAAAAGTGCGTGGGCAAAACATCGTAGGAAGAGGGCTGATGAATAACGCCAGACGTCTTCTGCTTGCCTTTCAAGGCTCGGACTTGGCCCATGGACGAACGACCGTGGGCCGAGTTGCGAGAAACGGCAAGGCAGAAGCCAACAGTTATGTCATCCGTGAGGTGATGACGGAGGAGCACGTCGAGGCGCATCTTGCAGGAAAGCAGGGCGTCGGCGCGATCCCGATCAATTCGAAGAACGAGTGCTGCTTCGGGGCCATCGATGTCGACGACTACGACCTCGACCACAAGGCCTTGGCTGCACGTATCAAGAACCAGAAGCTGCCGCTGATCCAGTGCCGCTCGAAGTCTGGCGGGGCACACCTGTACCTGTTCTTGGACGGCTGGTATCCGGCCGCCATGGTGCGGGAATACCTGACCGAGATGGCGGCCGTGCTGGGCTTTGCTGGTCGGGAGATATTCCCGAAGCAGGACAAGATACTGTTCGACCGTGGGGATGTGGGCAACTTCATCAACACGCCGTACTTCAACGCCGACGCCACCGTGCGCTATGCCATCTCGGAGACGGGTGAGGCGCTGAGCTTGGAGGAGTTTCTCGACAAGGTGGAAGCCAACCGGATTCCCATGTCGAAGCTCGAGATCGCTCCGCATGTGGAAGCC